TGACATACAACGCGCGCGACCCTCCGGCGGGACGACCCCCCGCCCCCCGCCTGCGGCGCACGTCTGTGTCACATGCAGGTCGCAGAGCGACCCAAACCGCTGATTTTGCAGGGTTTTTGCTCCCCATGTAGGGGAGTTTCTGGCCTCGTGTGTGCAGACGTTTCACGCGAACTCTCTCCGTGCCTACGCACAATGGGGTTAAAAACCCCATCGCTAGTCTTTTCAACATCTTAGCTCAGAGAGCCGCCGACCATCGTCCGCATCCACGCGTGTGTATCCCGAAGGGACTTATGGGGCGAGGTTGGTCACTGCCGATCAGCCTTCCGGCGATGCGTCCTGCGCAGCGCACGCCGCGTATTCATCCGCGCACAGGAGAACTTCACCATGGCAAAATTAGATATCACAACGCTCGCAACCTCACGCGATCACGCAGCCGCATGGACTTCTACGAAGTCCGCGCAAGCGAAGAAGGACATCCACGCACAGGTGGTCGCGAAGTCGAAGACTTCCAAGCGCGTGCGTTGGGTCAACCTCGCGAAAGCGATGGCCGAAGGCGACAACTTGCGCGTCAACGCATACGCCGCGATTGGCGAAGCCAAATCGCAAGCGTGGGCGGCGGTCAAGGCCGCGAACGCACCCGCGTCTGCACCTGCGAAGCCGAAGGCCAAGGCCAAGGCCGCGCCAAAGCCGAAGGCTGACGCGACGCCAGACCTCAACGCGTTTGCGAAGCAACTCGCGAGCATGGACGAGGCCGCACAAGCGGCGTTCCTGAACGCCTTCGCTCGCGCTCGCAGCTAATCACCCGCACACCTGCCTCACAGCCCTGCACGCTCACGCGTGTGGGGCTTTTTTTTGTGCCAACGAAGGAGACACGCACATGTACGAACAACAACGACACCACGACGACGCCACGCGCACGACCGTGGCCGAGGTCATAGGCCAGATCGCAATGGGCGCGATCAGTCGGGCATCCGTCATCGCATGGCTTGGGATCAACTGGATCAGCGGATGCGGGGAGATAATCTACACCGCCACGGGCGCGATACCGGGCGAGTGCATCTTCATGCCATGGGTGGACTAGGCATGTGGGACAACTACGAGCTTCGCTCGCACCCACGCGGTTGGGCAATCGTTCACATCACAAGCGGGTACATCACCGAGGTCTTGCGCTCACGCGCAAAGGCCGAGGCCATGCTGTCTCGCTACAACGAGGGCATCTGATGAACTTCCTCGCAGACACCCGCAGACGTCGCAGGCTTAAACGCTTGCGGCGTTTTTTCGTTCGCAGATTACACCCACAGGTGCCGCAAGGTGTCGAAAGGGAGTTGACTGCATCGTGTAACGCAGGTTATACACACCGAGAGGTGTCACTACAACACGCACAGGTGTGTACGCGTTATTCCGAAGGAACTTATACGATGGGCAATTTCGTTGTCCAGAACTCGAAACAGAAGGAGCCGCCGCAATGACGAACCATTCATTGCTCGATGCGTTACGCATTGACACGTTCAACGACCGCAGGAAAGCCCTGCGCGACTTGGCAACACCCACCTTGGCCGACAACATGACCTCGATAGGCGTGCGCGATATTTTCGACGCTAGTCCGCTCGTTGGCACTGCGTCTGACCAAATCAACCCACGTCCCACGGTATCGGGCTTGCGCGATAGCTTGGACGAGGACACGCTTTGCGCCCTGATCGACGGTCGCATCACCGCAGCCGATGTCTGCACCGCGATCCACTACCCTGCCTCGCATGCAGAACGCTCGACCACATCCAAGACTGGATACGCCTTCGGTCGCCCGACGGGCATCGTCAGCGCACAGCAGACGTACAACGACCTCGCAACCACACAGGAGCCAACCATGGGCTACAACATCGCCGACTTCGGCTTGCAAGACTACATCGACATCCACGATCACTGCGTGAGCCAAGGCCACGACAGCGAGGACGTGCTTGACGCGATGGTGACGGCCATCGACGCACCTGCTCTGACCATCAACGGCATACAGGCAATGCTCAACGCTCGCACACAAGGGCCAGAGAGCAAGGACTTGCCCAAGTTCACCGAGATGGCCGCAGACGACGTCCTCAAGCACCTTGCAGGCGAGGTCACAGAGGCACCTGCACCGTCTGCGATCTACAATCCACCTGCCGACACGCAGTTGATTGACCTCGCGTTATCGCAAGCGGGTCTGCCACCGATTGGCAAGCTGATTGGCGAGTTGAACGACGCCACCGAGAAGGCCAAGACCGCATCGCTGTCTGCGATACCGCAGGTAGGTCGAAGCCAGTGTGGGCGATGACATCCCGACAGGTCGTGTGAAGACCGCGAAAGCCAAGGATGTGTTCGGCATCAAGGGCGTTGCGGCTCAGTCGTTCGATTTCGACGTGCCAGTGTGGGAGTGGGATGCACCGCACCCGCATGTGCCAAGCAAGGACGCAGACTACGTGTTCAGAGGCACAGACCTGTTGCGTGTGCTGTACTCGATCTTGTCGAACAAGCGCACGTATCTGCACGGCCATTCTGGTTCGGGCAAGACCACGCTCGTGGAGCAGGTCGCCGCGTTCTTGGGTTGGCCGTTCATGCGTGTCAACTTCGACAGCGAGATCACGCGCATGGACTTGATTGGTCGTGACACGCTTGTGCAAGAGGGTGGCACCACCGTGAGCAAGTTCGTCGACGGTATCTTGCCGCAGATGCTGTCTGGCCCATACATCGCATGCTTTGACGAGTTGGACTTCGTGAGGCCAGACGTTGCGTATGTGATGCAGCGTGTGTTCGAGGGCAACGGCTTGATGCTGACCGAGGACGGTGGCCGCATTGTGAAGCCGCACCGCATGTTCCGCATGTTTGCGACTGGCAACACCGTTGGGCAGGGCGACGAGTTCGGCATGTATCAGGGTGCGCGTCCGCAAAGTATGGCCATGCTTGATCGGTTCACCGTGTGGGCGCACATCGACTATCTGAACGAGGCCGAGCGCAAGCGTCTGCTTACCAAGCGTGTGCCTTCGCTTGCCAAGGACATGCTCGACAAGGTCAACAAGTACGTGACCGAGCATATCGAGGCGTTCAAGACGAGCAAGGTCATGCAACCGATTACACCGCGTGGCTACTTGGACATGGCCGAGGCCATCGTGATGTTCACGCAGGTGTTTCCTGCAAGCAAGCAATCCAAAGCTGTCGACGAGGCGGTCGCTATGACCGTGCTTGACCGTGCGTCTGTTCAAGACCGTGCGGTTCTCACAGGCATCGTAAACCGTGTGTTCAACTAAGGGAGATTATACACATGAAAGGTGAATTATTTACACACGAGGTCAGCAAGACCTCAAGCGTCTTCGGACGCAAGCAAAGCGTCAACGTCGTGTTCCAAGGTGAGCAAGCGTGTACTGACGGATCAACAATCATTCTGCCATCGCTCGATCTTGACTGGCGATGTCAGCGACAGCACTGCTGATGTCATTCGCGGCTACGTGGATCACGAGGCAGGGCATGTGCGGCACACAGACTTCGACGCCTTGCAGGTGTTTGGTCAGGAGTGTCAGCGCACCAAGAACAACCTGTTGCGTGCCATCCACAACGCGTTGGAAGACGTGTGGTTGGAGCGTCGTGTGATCGAGGAATACCCCGGCGCACAGCGCAACCTCGTGGCCACGTCTGATGCGGTCAATCAGGAGTTCTTGGACAACGTGCCAGCGGGTGACGCACGTCTGCGTGACGACAAGTTCGTCAGTGCCGTGGCACTCACATGGGAAGGGCGCAAGGACTACGGCGGCGATACGTGTGGGCAGTGTCTTGACCTGCTCGACGCTGAGTTGCGTGCCGCGCTTGAAAACTGGGTGTCTGCCGTCGGCGGATGCAAAACAACAACAGACGTAATCGCCCTAGCCAAAGAGGTGGAGCGTCAACTGAGGACAGGAGAGCATCGTGAGCAACCACAGCAACCACAAGGACAACCAGACGGAGACGGACAGCAGAGTGCTGACGGTGAGGGCGACGCTGAGATGCGGGAGCCAGATGGAGATGCGTCTGGAGACGGAGGTAAGCCAAGCGGCGAGCCTATGGGCGAAGACGATGGAGATGCTTCACCTGATGGGGGCGATGCCGCACGCGGTGAGGGCGACGGAGAGGACGGTGAGCAAGAGCGCGACCGAGCCAAGGGCGTAGGCGCAGGCCAGAACGAGGACGACCCCGAAGTGTACGAGGACTTTGACCTGTCGAGAGCGGTCAAGCAAGCGGTTGAGGCTGATGGTCTGACCGAGCAGAGCGCAGGCAAGTATCGTCCGATGTCGACTGCGCATGACAAGTGGCACCATCGCTCAGACGAGCGGAGCAAGTATCAGGGCAAGACGCTCGGTCTGGTCTTGGGCAAGGGCAAGCGTGAGAAGTACGACCAGAAACTGGAGGCGACTGCGGGTGCCACCAACATCATGCGCCGCAAGTTGGAGCGTGCGTTGATGGCCAAGCAGAACAGGGACTGGGACAGCGGTCGTGAGCATGGTCGTCTGGATAGTCGCAGACTTGCGTCTGCGTTTGCAGGCAAGGCCAACGTGTTCAAGATGTTGGAAGAGCGGCCAGAGGTGGACACTGCGCTGATGATGTTGGTCGACTTGTCGGGTTCGATGATGGGCTACGAGGCACACTTGGCGACGCTGACAACGATTGCCATGAGCGAGGCGATTGATCGCACAGGTATCGCTTACGAGGTGCTTGGCTTCAACAATCGCACAGGTTGGTTGGCTGATGTGCCAAAGCCAGACCCGTATCACAAGGATGAAAACGGCGACCTAATCATGGGCAAGGACGGCGAGTATGTGATGGACAAGTATCACCGCACAGACCCGCTCGACATGTACATATTCAAGGCGTTCGAGGAGCGGTTGAACGAAGCCAAGGGGGCGATGGCGCAGATGCCAGAGCTTGCGGGTGGTGACAACTCGGATGGCGAGGCTGTGCAGAATGCCTTTGATCGTCTGCGCAAGCGGCCAGAGAAGCGCAAGGTGATGATCGTGTTCAGCGATGGACAGCCAATATCGGGTGGTCACTTTGGTCGGCGAGCGTTCGACCATCACCTGCGTGACGTGGTGCGTGACATCACAGACGCAGGCGTTGACGTGATCGGCGTTGGCATTGGTGATGATAACGTCTCGAAATTCTATCCCAAGTATGTGGTCGTCAATGACGTCGAAGACCTTGCAGGTCAGGCGATTGACATGATGGCCAAGGCGTTGATGGGCGAGGGCTTTGTTGTGGACAACAGCAAGCTGCTCGATGCGTCGTAAGAAGGGTGGGCGCGTTCGAATACATACAGCGTGGTTCAAAGTCTGGCCGATGCGCGGCCAGAATTACGCGTTCTGGTTCAGCGTTGCCCAGACTGCCAAGGCACGAGGCGTTCGTGCCAATAACCTGCCTATGATTAGGCAAATCTGCATGGAGATTGACAGATGAAGACAACAACAACCCCGAAGAAACGTGGCCGCAAGGCATGGAAACGCAAGCCAGTGACGCTGTTGCGCATTGGACACTTGCAAATTGTATGGATGAGGAAGCCTCAATGAATTTATTTTTCTTGGACGACAGCCCGATGCAAGCGGCGCGTGATCTTGCAGACGTGCATGTAGGCAAGATGTTGTTGGAAGCATGCCAGATGATGTCGACTGCGGCACGTCAGCATGGTTTCGATGGCGGCTATGCCAGAGCATATGAGCATCACCCGATGACCAAGTGGGTGGCGCGTAGCAAACAGCATTTCGAGTGGGCATGGGAGCATGCCCTCTCTTGTGCAGGTGAGCATGAGGTTCGGTTTGGCACGTACCACAAGAGCGCGTTGCTGTTGCCGACGTTGAGTGTTGCGATGCACACCGTCATGCCAGACAGGGGATGGCGCAACCCGCCAAGGTGCATGCCAGATGAATACAAGGTGGACTTTGATGCGTGGGATGGCTCGGTGCCATGCCATGTGCAGAGTTACCGTGACTATTATGCGGATGCCAAGCGGCATCTGCATAAGTGGACGAACGTGGAGACACCGGAATGGCTGAGTGTTTGAAGCGTAAGTGGTGGGAGTTCCACAAAGACAACCCCCATGTGTACGACTTGGTCGAGCAGTTCACGTTTGAGGTGATCAAGCGTGGCTATGATCATTACTCGATCAACTCTGTGTTCGAACGGATACGTTGGCACACAGACGTAGAGACTGAGTGCGAGAAGGAGTTCAAACTCAGCAACAACCACCGTGCCTACTATGCACGGTACTTCATGCACCTTCATCCAGAGCATGATGGATTTTTCAGAACCAAAACAACGCAAGGAGAGCGCGATGACTAATGCAAATGATGTGGCCAAGACGTTGGCGAAGAAGAAACTTGGTGAGTACAGCACCGAGCAGACGAAGCCAGTGGTTGCGAGAGAGGTGCGCCAACACTTCCCCCGCAAGACGACGGTCAAGAGTTCACCAAAACCAGTAACGTCTGCGAAGGACTATGCCACACGGTATCCGTCTATTCAAACGCCAAGTGTGTTGAGCAAGGCCAAGGTGGATGAGAAGTTGAAGGCCATGCAGGAGTTGCCATGGCCAAAGGAGACTGCGGTTTACAAGCGTGCAGACTTCGAGAAGTTGGTGGGTGTGCTTGCAGACTACATGCTCGACGTGACCGAGGGTGCAGGGCTGATCAATGCGGGGACTGCGGGGACTGCCTTGCGGGATGCGTTGGCGTCTGTGATTCCAGACCACTTCAAGCACCGTGATCCGTTCGATGGCGAGTATCGTGTGATCAGCGTGGAGGACAAGTGATGTCAGCACAGGTGGAAAATCTCGAAGAGTTCCTATCGTGGCTGAAGACTTGCCCAAGCTACTACGCAATCAGTTCGATGTCTGGTGGCTACGTCCATGTGAAGTTCTTGATCCCAATGGAAAAGAAGGAGGAAAAGTGATGATTAAAGTTAGATCAACGGCTGTGATGGAAACAGCAATGACATGGGAAGGCTTCGTGCCAGAGAGTGTACCCGCAGACGAGCGTTGGGCTTGGATAAAGGACAACGTGGACGGTGCTGAGTTCACGCCAGACGAGGATGGTGGTGCTTGGCTATGGGGAACAGACGTTCAAGTAATCAAACAGAAGACGTTTGAGGTGAGTGTTTGGACTGAAGTGGGTTACGCCGTGACGGTGCAAGCTGACAATGAAGAGGAAGCTGAAGAGATGGCGTTAGAGGCTTGCGACTGCGCAAGCAGTAACAAGAATGTTAAATTTTCCAGAGAAGTGCATGGTGATCGTGGCACTTGCGGAACTACAGAGGTGAAATCATGACTGTAATTGAAACTGTAATGACCCTATGGGGTGCGATGAACATGGCCGAGAAGAAAGAACTTATCTTGGCCATTGGCGAGGCGTCTGTGAAGGACGGGCTTGTGAGTGAAGAGGACGTGAAGTCTGCGCCCAAAGCCAAGAAGGGCAAGAAGAGCGGCAAGCGTATGCCCTATAAGCCGTATTGGATTAAGAGCGTTGATGGCGTGGATGATACCAAGAAGGGCATGTTCCGCATCGAAGGCGAATGGGTGAATGATGTGCAGAAAGATGTGAGCAGTGGGAACATGGTGATCGTGGGTACGAAGCACCCCAAGCATTACTATCTGGCGAAGCGAAAAGATGGCGCAAGCCTTACGCTTGCAACCGATGGTGGTGATATGACTGTGCCTCATTTGGTGCGTGTTACGGATGCAGATAGATTTGCAGGTGTCGAGGCAGGCGATAACAAAAGTACTTGCAGCGTAGTTTGAAACGATATAGGTGTATCGTATGTTATACACAAAGGGAGGGAAATATATGCGGAACACAGACTTTAGCACATGGGGTAGGCCAGCATCAAGCTGGTCAGCACCCCACCAAGCACCCCCCTTGGATGTAATCATGTGCGTTCTGAAAGAGCGCGAAGTGAACAATAAAAACATGGGTAACATCCAGAGGAAATATGCAAACACAAATGGACAGGATCGAGTGGAAACTCGATCAGATACTTGGTGCTTTGATGGTGAAAGCCTTCGACGCGCCTTCAAGCGGCGAAGTCTCGCCAACGGCAACAACGCGCCACCATGTGGAAATGCCACAGTTTACCACCAAGCAACATGCGGCACTGCAAATGCTGTTGCGTGGGGCTGACAACAACGAAATCGCAGAGCGGTTTAACGTGTCACCAAATACGAGCAAGGTTTATGTGAGAAGTATTGCTCGGAAATTAGATGTGCAAACAAGAGCGCAGATCGTGGTGAAGATGTTGGATGTGTTCAACGAATTCGATGACAACAGCTATCGCATGCTAACTGGTGGACTGCCGAAAGATTGGGATCAAAATTACGCGGAACCCGATCCATTCGCAAACTTATACCGCGTGGAGAGAGGAGAGGATGACACTTAAATTAAATCTACGAAACGATGTCTGGCAGGTAATGGGTACTGTGATCACGCCAGAGGGAGAGAAAGTCAGGGTGAGGAAATCAACTGGCTTTACCAAACACCAAAAGCAATATGCGAGTGCCGCAATGTCTCGCATATTGCACGACGCAATGAACGGATCGGCAGTCGAGAACGATGCCACGTCTGTTGATGATGCCATCCGTCTGTATCTTACCCGGCCTAACCCGCCGGGAAAGACAGACGCCGTTGTCTTGAGTGTTTTCTCCAGAGCCATGGGGAAGAACGCCGCTGAATTGTTTGCAGGTGCATGAAGTTATGGCGCATGTGAATGGAAGGGGTAACAAGGCAGGTACGGTTGCGCGTGAACTGAATAGCATCAATGCAATGCTTGCACATGCGAGAGACATGGGTCTGAATGCACCAGACTTTCGCTTGAAAAGGCCAAGTGTGGATGATGCGCGGTCACGTTGGTTGACTGAGGATGAAAGGGACAGGCTAATTGCGGCCTGTTCAGACGAGATACGTGGGCTTGTGACGTTCCTGTTTTATACGGGGTGTACGATTGGCGAAGCGTTCTCGTTGAACTGGCAAGATGCGCGTGGGGGAAGAGCATTCTTTACGCGCAGTAAGGGCAAGATGCGTAAGCGTCGGACAAGGGCAGTGCCTTTGACTGGCGAGGCGCAGACAGCCATGGGTGCAGACACAGGTGGACTTGTGTTTACACGGCCAGATGGAAGTGAGTGGGAGCGCAATGCGTTCTACGCTTTCTTTCACCCAAGCTGTATGGCGGCAGGGATCACGGACTTCACAGCCCATGATTGTCGGCATACCTTTGCGTCTCACCTTGTGCAAAAAGGGTGCGTCGTTGAGAGCGGTGGCTGACTTGTTGGGTCATACATCGTTGGCAATGGTGATGAGGTACAGCCATTTGGCACCAAGTCACCTGAGTGACACCGTAAACCTCTTAGGGTGTGGTGGCACAAAAGCGACACACAGTACTGAAATAGCCATATAAAAAAGGCTTTTGAGGTGGCATTGATACCCCTGCTAAGGGAGTAGGCCCGGAAGGGTCTCGAGGGTTCGAATCCCTTCGTCTCCGCCACCTCAACTTCAGTGCAATATGTCGCGCAAGAAAGCGTCGAGCGGTGTCATCGCTCGCGCAGAGCGCAAGAGCGAGGTGTCTGTTGTCACGTCTGTGACACAGAAAAGTCTCACTTGTATATTATACGAGACACCTGTAGAGTGTTTCACAGGATGAGTGAAGAGAGGTTAGGTTATGAGCAAGAAGATTAAGGTGGCGGCAAAGATTGAGCCGCCGTTTACAGACGTGGATTACAAAGAGATTGATGCTCTTTGCGAGAGTTTAATAATGATATGCGGTAAAATGAGAGATGACAGTCCATCAGTCTATGCTCGTAACACGGCAAGCGACATCATTGATATGATCGTAGATTTGAAAATTGATCTGTCGAGCTTCGGCGATAAGCACGCACAACAGCTTGACGCAGACGGTTTCGTCACAATCAAAAGCAAACCAGATGAAAGGGTAGCACATGAGCAATGAGCCAGAATTGATTAAAGTCGGCGAGGTGTTTGTCGTACAGAAAGACAGCACTTTGATTGGTGCCGAGGTGGCGTTCAGCGAGAACGTCAGGAATAAACAAGGGGCGGCAACGGCCCTTGATCTGATGCGAGGTGCGCTGAACAACAGTGGTTGGATTACACAGACAGTTATGCGTGTGGAGGATAAGGTAGATGCACAGACTGACACATCAGCAGAAGGTGAACGCGGTGAAGATAATCAAACACCTCCGCAACCAACCGCCAAGCAAAAGAAAAAAGCAAAGGCAGATAGCTGAAAGTCTGGGGCTAACGCAAAGTCAGATCAGTAGGAACCTGAGTATATTAACTTATGTGGGCATCGTCGACCACGATGGCGATGCCTACGTTGAAGGGCCAAAGTCTGAGAAGTATCTTGCAGACTGGGCAGTCTACCTGTTGGATCGCTAGGTCTCGTAAAATGATCTAGGACAGACGAAGTCTGGATGCACAACGTACCTCTTACGGAGATAGTATTTTTCGTAAGAGGTCTTGTGATCAGTGTGGGAATAGACGCAGACTTTAACGAAACTGTTGTATCCGTCTATGTGCGCGTGCGTATGTAGGATCAAGATAAGAAACCACACTACCACCTCCCCATTTTTCTACCGACAAAGAAGACAAGAACAGCAAGGCATATCCCGATCAGCAGGATGATGCCGACCCACATGATGATGTCCTCGATTAGCTTCTGACGTCTGGCGCGTTTGGCACGCTCCGCTTCGGCGCGTTCAGTTCGGATTTGTCCGCGCAGACGTATGAGTTCCTGCCATGCGGAAATTCCGCGCGTGGCTATGACGATCTGACGGAGTTGATGCTCTAGGTCTTCGGCTTGTTTACGCGCGACGAAGGTGTCGAGTGCTTCCTCGTTCGCAGACATGATCTGTCTGCCCTTCTTCTTTTGGTGGTCGCCTTTGACGCTGTCGATTGCGTCGAACAGGGAACCAATTTCTTTGCCAAGCGATGCAATCTCACGGCCTGCGGACACGCCTGCCTTGATCGCACTGAATGCCGCCATAGCGGTTGTGATCGGTTCCATTTAGAGACCCCCTTGTCCCGACAATTTTATCAAGGGAGTTGGGGGAGGGTCGTCCTAGACGTCGAAAGCCAAGGAGAAACGCATGCCGCTAGAGTTGAAAGGTGTGGAGAGGCGTTCGTCTGCAACGGATTGCGACTGGATTTCGGAGGAGTTGGAGAGAACGCGACGACTGTCTTGGTATGGATTGTTCTTCATCATGTATGCGCTGTAGGAAACGACTTCGTTGTCGTCTGTATCGTCGCTGCTGCTTTGCTTCATGGCAGTAGAGACGTCTGCGTTTGGGCTGTCAGGCTCGTCGTTCGCTTCGTTGGATACGATTTCCGTGGACTTCGAGTTGGTGTCAGAGGCTTTGGCGGTGAGGATTGCGGAGCCGAAACCATTGTTGAAATGCGGATTGCCGAGGGGGATCGTTGGGTTGGTGTCGTTGCCGAGCAAGGCAATAGCCTTGGCTCGGTGGCCAGACATCTGGTCGTTTACTTTATCGCGGACAGTTCCCGGCATACCGCCAGACGCGGCGTCTGTAGCGTCGTAGTTGCCCGGCCCCCCGGTGTTGACGATGGAGTACATGTCTAGCAAACCCATGCCATTCTTGAAGCCATTGCGACGGAAGTAGTTTACGATTGCGCCACCTGCTCCGAGTTGGCTCTTCATTGCGGTCTCGTAGGTGGAGAGGTCTGCGCCGTTCTCTTCCTGTTGAGGCTCGCCAAACTGAATGAAGCCTGCGTGTTGGCCCCACTTGGTCTTTGGCCCCTTCTTTTGTGGATCAAAGGTGCCTGCGGTCTCGTAGGAGATTATGGTGGCAAGGTCTACTGGGTCGACGCCAAGGGCGGCGGCGGCTTCAATGATGCCGTTCGATAGGTTTGTATCGTGGCCTAGTTTTTCTGAAAAGCTCATGCCTTATTCTTCTTCCAACTGATGCGCTTCTTGCTCGTCTTGTTCTTTGCAGACGAGTTGCACGCAGACTTGGTTGGGCGGCACGCAGGGTAAGGGCGTTTGCTGTCCGTGCGAGAGGAGCGACCGCAAGGTTTGCCCGTCTTGCAGTCGATCCATCCCTTGCCATCGTTCTGATTAAACCATTCGCGTAAGCTCATTTCTTTTTACTCTTGTTGCCCCAGTTCTTTGCGCCGACCTTTCGGCATTTGACGAGTGCGCCAGACGCGTAAGCTGATGGCCATGTGCCGCCGTTACGTGTGTAGCGTGCCTTCACCTTGGTGTAGCAGGCGTCACGCTTGGCGGGCTTCTTCTTTGACTTGCTTGCCATTGTTACCCCTCAAAACACATGGGCATACAGCGTGTTGCATGTTGCCCGTCCGCGTCTTTCTTGCGATTGATTTGACCTTGGAGGATTTCATTACCGCCTCCGAATAGCACGGCTGCGCTGTCCAAAAACTGGCGTTGAAGATTTCTGTGCGGATCGGCCAAACTGCGTCGGCATATTCGACATCGCACGGTATGGGTTCTGTGCGCGTAGCACCTGCTTGCCCATGGTCGGCCCCGATGTGCCGAAGATTTTTCCTCTGTTTCTACGCATGCCACATTATCTCCTAATGTTCCGCTTCGTTGCCTTCGATCCTGCGCTGGAGGGCTTCCTCTTCGCGGCTGGCTTGGGCTTTCGCATCGACTTTTTCATTCCACGCATCATATGTCTCCTTGCGTTTTGTTAGGTACTCGATGTCTTCGTCTGGGAAATTTGCGTAGTATTGTGTGGTGCGCAATCTTTCAGATGCTTCGATCAAGTGAGTATATGATTGCACAAGAATGATAGCGTAGTCGTCCGCACCTAGCCCCTCAAATTCTGGGGTCAGCGGGTCTTCGTCGCTGTCTGGGTGGAAGCCCATGATCCAGACGCCGAAATGGTTTTTGTTCTGAGCGTCTACCCACGCATCGAATTGTGCAGGCGTCATGTCATCGTAATCAGTCCAAGCCACGACGTGGAGAAGGTCGTCTGTGGGCGGGTGGAAGGCTTTGATCTCTGCGATAGTGTCGATGTCTGGAGTGACATGGATCATTACGACGTTGCGGAGCCACGCTTGCCGTGCGTAAGGACATGGAGGCAAGCCCCCGAAGAGGGGCGAAGCCTTCTCTAGCACAGTCTCAGACCATAGTTGGATTTCCTGTGCAATTAAGACAGAGCTTTCTTCCCACGCTTCCACGCTACTAATACTTTCCGTTTGCCTGTCCATACTGGGTTTGCCCTATGAGGTAAGTGTGAGGGGAAGATCGCGGCATGCCCCCGGTCACGGGGGGCATGGCGAAGTTTCGTCTGTCCGTAGACGCGCAGTCTGCCACCAGTGTATGAACGTGGACTTGATAGTTGGATTACCATTGTCAGCTTGCGTCTTTCGACTTGGTCTGCGCCATTGTCTACGTGCGTGCCATAGAATTGGCCGAAGCCATATTCGAGATACTGTAATGTTTCGAGTTCACCATCGAGGTTAAAGCCAATGGTGCGTTTGTTTACGTCGTCGAAGAGTTGCTCGATACGCTGATAAAGCCAGTCGTTGGGAGCGTCTGGTCTGATCCAGCCAACCTTGCAGTTGCGTTGCAGCTTGGAGACAAGACGACGGCCAGAGATGACAGACGCATCGTCGATAGAGACTTGATCGCAGAGAGCTTGGATTTGATCGCACTCGTCTTCGTTAAATGCTGGGACTTGGAACCAGTTTTGTATGTGCATGCTATACCTTTACGTCTACGTTGGTGCCTTCGGGTTTGCGCATAGCTTCCTGTCTGCCAACGCGGTCATATGACCAACGCTCGCGCATGTCTTCATGGACGCGAATGCGCTGTTCAACATGGACTGCTATGTGTTTTTCTTTGAGGCGTTCGAGGTTTCGCAGACGTTTCTGTTCGGCAAGCTGCTCATTGAAGTTTGCTTGTCTGAGTTCGTTCAGATTGAAGGACTGAATGCCAGAGAACTCTACTGCCATTAGCACTTCCATCTACGTCTGGCCGCGCATATGCGCTTCTTGGGCGTCTTACTGCATGAGATATTGTGCATCTTCATCTGGCCTGCCGAGCGAGAACAGTAGGAGGATCGACGCTTGCCGCCAGATGGTTGGGGTGCCTTGAGCTTTGAGCCGCATGCTTTGTTGTACTTGGCTCTGCCCTTGGCAGTCAGGCCAGCACCTTGGCTGGCTGGTTTCTTTTCGCCGCGTCCTACGGAGAGGCTTACGTTACAGCGTTTCTTTTTCTTTGCGGCCATGTGTTGCTCCTACTTCTTGGTCAGTCCTTCACGCTGTAAATATGCCAGATAATACTTTAGGAAGTCGTCCAGTCTGAGCAGGACAAGGCTGTCGCCTGTCTTCATGCGTGACTTGCGATTGATCACGACTGCACTGCTGTCTGATCTGGTCTTCTCAATGTTGGTTTCTGCTTGGCGAAGGGCGTCGTGAAAGTTCAGACGCTCCACTCTCTTGGCTTCTACGAACAAGTCTGGCGTGCCGAGCAAGTCTGCACCGCCAACCATGTTGACATGACCGCCACCCGATAAGGGTGCGCGGAAACTGTCGAGACCTGTTTGTTCGTTAATGTATGCGGCAAGTTCTCGTTCGTACTTGTCACCTTTGGCTTTCATCCCTCGACCGCTCAATCGTCATACCCCATATCTTTCCGACATGGCTTGCAAAAGAACCAGTTCTTCGGACGTTTCTTTGTGTCACCGCACGACATGCAGGGACGCGACCACTGTATTTCCTCAAAGTCACGGCGAACTTGGTACTTAGCTCCATCAAATTCTTGAAGCCCCTCGCGAACGAGGATGCGCTTCAGTGTGTCGACGCAACAGCCAATGCGGCGTGCCATCTCTGAGTAATTTCTAATTCTGTGGTTTTCTTGGAGCCAAGACAAATCCGCGTCACTGACGCGAACATTCCTTGGCATAAAACACTCCTAACAATTTCAAGTTGTATAGAATTTAATACGCAAAAAGAGGAATGTAAATAACCACAGGTGTCTTTAACACACCTATTGACGTATGAGCCGCAGACTGGTATAACGTCAAGGCGTTGAGTTTGAAACGCCCCCACCGTAGGTGGGGCGTTTGGCTAAAACGAAAAAGACTTCTTCTACGAAGTTGAACTCGACGTTATACCACTTTTCCCACTTAACTAATAAAAACAATGGGTTAGCCTTGACAGACGTTGACGAAAAAAAACGCAGCAACCGTGAAAAATATCCCGAAATTGCTGCGTTTGTAGACAAGGTGCGCGAATATTTCCCCGATGCGAAGGTCACTGCTATTCGGAATTTATCACCCGAAGAGATGGAGAAGCGGAAGGCGCGTCAAGCTCAAGCCAATCGCGAACAAGGCGTAAGGGTCTGGAAAGTTTAGTAGCGATATACTCTGGATCGTACCCATCGAGAGCCATGTCTTTCGCACGTTGCTTCGTTGACCTACTAGACACAACAACCTTTGCGTCTGTGATGTTATGCGCGGCAAAGCCTACCCATTGCACACGGTCGTGCATGTCTGTCCACTCACGAACCTTACCGTATCTAACTTCCATAACCATGTAGAGCCTGTGATCTGGCGGTAGCTTTGCCTGTAGCTGTGGCCAGATGGGGTGATCGTATGACCCGTCGAAGATGCCTGCGTTCTGCTTGGCCGTCTCTTCGTCCGCAAAGACTTGCGCCACTCTGATCTGCGTCTCCAGCACAGTAAGCTGGTTGGTTGAACCTGCTTCTCTACCCATGCCACCCTCGGATGGTTTGTTCGAATGGTGTACCATGATCACAGACAAGCCAGAGTTGCGGAGCTTGACCGCCAGCTTGTTGATCTTTGCCCACTCGTCTGCGGAGTTTTCGCCAAGTCCGGGGTAGGCTGAACGGATGGTGTCGATCACGACAACGTCTGGCTTGGCGTATTCGATCCAGCCTTGCAGTTCCATCAAGCCTTCACGTTGGTTGAGGTCAATCTCTTTGTCATCAACGAATGGCGTCCAGATGTTAAGGCGGTCTTGTGTGTCGCCGTGCATGTGCCGCATCTCCATCAGACGCTTGGCAATGGTGGACATACCCATTTCAAAATCGAGGTAGAGAACTCGTGCAGGTCTGCCGATTTCGAACGGGCCAAAGTATTTTCGACCCGCCGCCATGGAGGACATTGCATGTTGAACAAACATGGATTTGCCGTGGCCCGAATAACCGAAGACCTGCACGATAGTATTACTAGGAAGCCACGGTTCTATCAAGTAAGACTTAGCATCAGCTTGAGATAAAAGTTGCTCTGCATCCTTCATCTGGATGAGCTTTCGATCACGCTTTTCAGCCTGCTGTTCTGGATGCACCATTGGCTTGAAGTTGTAGTTGCCTTGGTCGTCAAACCGTTCGGGATGATTGCGCCTCTCGGCTTGCTCCATTGACTGCACAGTCGCCTCAAACTCAGGCTCGTCCAGTGCGTCAGCAAAGAACTCATTCATAAACGCGTGGCCTCTGACCCGCAGGTCTGGGCCGAAGTAACCTTCAAGAATACTCTCAGATATGTGGCGCATCACGCGCTCGTTACGCCCATTGCTCATGCCCGTGGGTATCTTGAGTGTGTTCGGAAAGTTATCGCGCACATACTTAGCCGTGCGATCCCATTCTGATATAAATTCGTCTGGCTGCAACGGCTGCACAGACGTCAGGTCTAGCTCCTCGAAGCTGAACTCACCCTCTACTTTTTCATACAGGGTTGGTTGCCAGTCTTCCCACATGGGATAATCATCATAGTCGAGATACTGAGGGTAGTCCCAATGGTAGTGGTTCGATGGCGGAAGAAGTGCGTAGCTCCCGTCGCCTCGGAAATCTAGCCCGTCTATCTTCGGCCAGTCTGCACCCCGGCTGTTGACCCCGGCACGAGGGCCGCGTCTGACACCGTCCTTGGGGTGTTCGAAGTATAGATGGACACCGCGCTTTGTTTTTACGCGGATGGGTGATCGCATGCCAGCATCGAATGCGGCATGCAATGCGTCTTCATTATCGCAATCGACGACGACTAAGCCAGAGACTGCGCCTGTAACGATGGCAATGTCATAGTTCGGCCATTGACCCCACCATCCATTCACCTCGTCTTCAGTTGGCAGTCTGTCTTGATACTCTCGCCATTTGATTGCGGGTCGCTTGCCTTCTGGCTTGATTGGAATGATGCTCCAACCTCTGTCCAGATATTCAAGTGCCGCGTCTAGTTTTGTCTTGGTCATAATCATCCTCTTCAAAGTATAAGTCTAAGTCTAGTTCTGGTTTCTGGGACTTGATCCTCTCCAAGACGACGCTCGAAACGTATGCGCGATTGATCCATCCGTAGGGTGCTGTCCTTACAACCCCTGCGATCTGGGCAACCGCTGACGCTCCACCAAGGTCATCAATCAGACGTTGGATGTTCAGCTTCGCTTGCATATAAATCTTCCTTTTTTGTTTTCAGACTTGCGTCTCTGTATAATGTATAATACTCTTTAGGTGTTTACAAGACACCAAACGTAGTAGCTGGTGTCAGATTTACGGAGGTATATATGAGTGAAGTAGACAGTTGGTCTGTCTTTGAAGACACGGCCAGCACAGCACAAACCGCTGATATATCAGCAAATAAACTTGAGCCGCTTGCAGATGAGTACGCAAAACTCAAGTCACAAAGCGAGGCTATCGCCGACAGACTAGGCCAACTCGAAAATGAGATTGCCTATCTATTCCCCGAAGAAGCAGGGGAAATCGCCCAATCCACCACAAAGTTTGAGGTCATAGTGTCTCGCTCTGAGCGTTGGTCTTGGGACAAAGAAGCTCTGGAAAGAAAGTTCGGTGAGGGCAGTCTTCCTGACCACATCAAGCGCAGTCTTAGCGTGGACAAGCGCAAGTTTCAGAAGTTGCCACAGCATGAGCAAGAAACCTTGCGCTATGCACTAACCCGAAAACTGGACAGACCGAAAGTGAAGGTGATCCCAAATGTTTAAGCCAATGTCGACGTCGGACGTGACAGAAAATGAACCGACAAAAACTCTATTGTATGCCCATCATGGCTACGGCAAGACCTATCAATGTCGCTACTATCAGAAGCGATTTGGCAAGGGCTTGATCTTATCTGGTGAAGCAGGGCTAAAATCTATTGAAGATGTAGCTATTGATTATCTGCCCTTCTCATCATGGGATGGCAAGCAAGACCCAGACAACGGCATCTATTCGTTTCGTGGCATCTGGTCATTCATCGCATCTCCAGACTTCAAGAAGGCTGGCTACAAATGGGTAGCTATCGACAGCCTGACTGAGTTGTCTGAGCGTCTGATTGAGCATCTTGAGAAACAGCATGAGGGCAACAAGAACGCCTTCGCCATGTGGGGTGATTACAACCGCATGATGTTGGGTGCGCTCAAGGCTGTTCGTGACCTGCCTGTGCATGTGTACGTCACATGTCTGGCCAAGGAAGAGAAAGATGCGAACGACATGACGCATTACTGGCCGCTCGTCAAAGGCCAAGCGGTGTCTAAGCATGTCCCTGCATTGTTCGATCATGTCCTGTGCGGTGTCCGTACAACGGAGCCGAACGATCAAGGGAAGCCAAAGGTTCAGCGGTACATCGTGACCGATGAGGTGTCTGGTTGGCACGGCAAGACGCGCGATCCGCGCAACCGTTTGAAGGCTTATGAAAAGTCAGATGACGTAACAGAATTACTGGCTCGGATGTCTGCGCCAGAAGATGAAACATCACCCAAAGGAGAAAGCAAATGAGTGATTGGAATGGATTTGGGTCTCTCGACCTATCAAAAGTAGAAGCTGGCGGTGGAAGCACACGTCTGCAACCCGGAACGTACACTGTGAAATGTACAGACGCGAAAGTCGAAGCCATTGGTAGCACGAGCAACAAGAAGCTCGTGGCAGACTTTGTTGATGCGGCAGGCACTGGTGACATCCGCATGAACTTCAACATCGTTCACAACAATTCACAGGCACAAGAGATTGGCATGCGTCAGTTGAAGTCTTTCTTGATTGCTGGCAATCACCCAAGCCCAGATAAGCCCGGTGATGTGGCCAGTCTGAAAAACCTTGAGTGTAAGATCATCGTCGGCATGGGTAAGCCGTGGATTAATCGCGACAATGTCGAGGTGACGACCAGTGAAATCAAAAAGTTCATGGCGTTGAATGAGCAAGCTGCGTCTGCGGCTTCATCTGCACAAGCACCCGCAAAGGACTTGGACGACGAAATCCCGTTTTAACAATAACAAGGGGGGCGAAACGCCCCCCAACCTTGAGGTAGGTTATGAGCATAAAAGCTACGGAAGTTGTTGTTAAAATTGACGACGGATATGACAAACAAACAGAAGGCAGAGCCAGAGAATACATTGGGGCTTCGGGTGTCGGACATCCCTGTGACGCATACCAAGCATACAGTATGCGAGGATTTCCAAACACTGAGCCAGACGCTCGCCTCAAGCGCATATTCCGCTTGGGCCACATCCTCGAAGACGAAGTAGTCAAAGACCTTAAAGAAAAGGCTGACGTGCGGGTTTGGGAAGTTGATGGGCTGACTGGCAGGCAGCACACATATGAAGAATGGGAAGGCCACGTCGTCTGTCACATGGACGGACACATCGAGTTGGACGACGGGATACTTCGCGTCTTGGAAATCAAGTCGATGAACGATGCCTCATTCAAAAAGTTTAAGAAGGATGGCGTGAAATATTCGCATCCAAGATACTACGCCCAGTTGATGATGATGATGGGCATGTCAAAAATTCACAGCAGTTTCTTTATCGCTGTCTGTAAGAATAACTCAGAGTACCATGCAGAGATTGTGGACTACGATGAGTTCGAGTTCAGCCATCTCAAGGAGCGCGTTCAACGTGTGCTTGATGGCGGTGCCAGAAAGATCAGTACCGACAGTTCAGACTGGAGATGCCGAGGATGCTTCAAGTCTGGCGCATGCTGGGAAGGTGCCGAGGTCGGCAAGAGATGCCAGACTTGTCAGTTCGTCAGGCCAAAGCCAGATGGTGGATGGCACTGCAACAAGCATGACAAAGACGCGTCTGTCTTGTGTCAAGATTACAAGCTCTACGAGCCGTTACCGAAGGAGTGATGTAATGCAGAAAAGTTTTGACACATACCGCGAAGATTACAAATGGCTATCGGAAGCAATATCTGAACGATCCGCTCAGATCGAGGACAAAGAGAACGAGATACTGTCCATATCAGACAGGCTGACAGAGTTGCTTGCTGAAAAATCTAGCCCAGAAAACAAAGCACAATACGCAAGAGCCAGAGAGAAGCGGACGCGTCTGCGCGAGGAATGCGTAAGCATGCGTGCAGAGCTTAGAGATGAAAGCGCAAAGCGCGATTGGCTGATGCTGGAAGTGAAAATATTTTATGGGGGAAGCACTATTGAAACGCGATGAAACTTTAGACATGGCCAAGGAACTTATCAATGGCCAGAGAGCAAAAGACTATGGCGATGCGTTTGAGAACCATGGTAAAATTGCCGATGGATGGAACATAATTGTACGCGCGGCTATGAATGATCGGGGATACCTGACCGAACAGCACGTTATCTTGATGATGGATTGGGTCAAGACAGCTAGGTTGCTGAACTGTCCTGACCATGATGACAGTTGGGTAGATAAGATTGGCTATTCAGCCTTGGGCGCAGAATTTACTGAGAACAACACTGAGATAAAGCAACGTCTCAATATGTTTACTGGCCAGCCAGACAAGATTAGAGGGTGACTAAGTCAGCCACCCGTAAATCTTTTTCGTCTGTTCTTTCCTATCGTCGAGACCGTGATACCCACCGTTCACACGACGTGTAATCATCTTAATTACTTCGTCCGATACACCGTCGTCTGCAAGCTGGAAGAGCTTGTTGCGCTGGAAAAACCAAAGCGCACTGTCGAACGCATACTCTTCTTCAAGCATTGATGGCGCGTTCAAAACCTCTGGCAGACGCATATCTTTTGCAAACAGTCTGTAATTTGTATGCCCGGTGCATTGAAGAAATCCTCGGCCAATAAACATGGCAGCTTCTTTTTCGTTAATGTTGCCCATCCTGCCTGCATATACTTTGCCTGCCAGCTTTTCTGGGTTGCGTGCGTATGGCTCTGCATCCTGTACAGTCCTAAAGCGAGTAGGCCAGACTTTCTGTATTCTTTCGGGGCTGCTGTAGTACAGACTTTCCTTCACGCGTTTGAAGCCACCACTCTCGTGAGATGCCTGACCTAGCAAATGGGCCGCGCGTTCTGGTGATAGCTCGTAATGATCGGCGATAGCCCGTGCAGTGTTGGGGCCAAAGGCTCCGTCTGCTGTTACTCCGCATTTCTCTTGCAGAAGTTTCATAGCTTTGTTTGTCATTGTGATTTCCTTACTTCAACATACAGACGCAAGCAGTTCACAATGGTATTGATGCTGACCATCAGGAGGAGGAATGCTTGCCAAGTCTCCATTATCTCGCGCCATTCGAGATATATTTGAGTTCGTTCTCAATGATTGCGACGCGTTGCTGAACTTCTGTGACCCTCGAAATCATGGATGCGAGACCTGAGATTTCTTCCCAGACTTCTTCCAGATCATCCCAGATGCGGCCAATGTCGTCGTTGTTGTTTGCAACATCACGCTTCAAGTTGATGTTGTCTTCTATGGCCATACGAGAGCCAAGCTGACTGACAGTTTCTTCGAGGCTTGATATGGTTGACGCCTGTTGTGAAACCCACCAGACGCCGCCTGCTAACTGAACTGCCATTGCGATAACCAAAGCAATCGGTAACTTAATATTATCCATTCTACTTCCTACCTCCGAAGAACTGCTTGCCACCGCGAATACCAATGGCGGCACAACAGACGACATAAACGAGGTAGGTGTACCACTCCGGCAACTCAGCCAGACGGTCAAAGCCATTCTTTACTGTTTGTTCCAGACCGGGAATGAAGCAGAGGATCACCGGGATCAGCACGATGACGGTTACGAACTCATCCTTGAGAGAGTTCTGTGTGCCTTGCGCCATGATGCGCTCCCAGTCTGCGACAGACGTCTTCTCTGAGAGCATAATCTTTGCTTTTGCTTCTGCTTCAGTCAGCTTCAGCTTTGCTTCGGCGGCTTGCTTCGTTGTCTTTGCGTCTAGCCAACTACCTGCCAGACTTGCGATGGGGCCAAGTAATGCTTGTATCATTTTTCATGCCCCACCCATACAGCAAACGCACCCGTAAGTGCGCCTGTTACTGTTGCGGTCAACGCCGTTGCCTGTGTGCTGACGACGTCTTGGGGTAGTGACATGAACCACTCAATCACGCGTATATACATGATGGTCATCACCAACATCATAATGCGCGGCATGATCTTCCACGCTAGAATTTTCTCCATTGCTACTGCCATGTTTCACCTCAATAAGATTTGCTCCAACTAGACTGCCATCCGCCTGTGTTGCCGCTTGAGGCTTCACCTGCTGTAGCGTCTACAATCCCTTCGCGGATACGTCTGTTGCCGCCGAGGATTGGAATACGGGTTGCGACCTCACGCATTGCTGAACGCTCTTTGGAGTTGCTGTTGTCACCTTCATCGAAGATGCCAGCAGTCACCTGCATTCCTGCATTGCCGAGACCAAATGATGGGCCAAGAACAGTCGACCACATACGCTGTTGACCGTATGCACCGTTGTCTACTTGGCTCACTGCGGAGTGAATGACGTCGCCGAGCAGACCAAAGCCGCCCATAACCATCATACTTTCTACATACCAGCCGAGGAAATCATTCTCGTCGCCATGCACTTTCTTGTCATAGCCAAGTGCTTTGAGAACATTCCTCTTGCGCAACTCTGGGCTGCGGTCATCTTCACCGCCGCGCATCTGGATCATGTCTTTTGCAGACAATGTAACGACGCCGAACGCTGGCCCGACAGACGCAAGATACATGAGCGGTCTGAAGTTGCCTTGGTTTGCTTCGCTCAGTATGTGGCCTGTCATCCGTGACATCATCAGCGGGAAAGACTTCAGTTGGAATACAAGTTGTCCAACAGGCGTCTGCGCCCACATCGGGATGTCGTTGGGGTTTGGCTGGAAGATAGCGTCGTCTGCGAACTTGATGACACCCATACGAACAGTGTCGTCTGACTGCATCAATGCCCGGTTGCCAAGGCTTTCCCCGGCGCGTTTTGCTCCGGGTAGGAACTCAGCTAGACCGTAATTCTTCAAGAAGCGGTGTGCCGTCTTGTATTGTGCAGACTGCTGCGCGTATGGAACGCCCGTCTTGAAGGTATCGAATGCTTTCTGCTGCATGGTTATGAAGGTTTCATAGCCAGTGGCACCTGCAATCATACGGTTCATGTCTGTCCACGGTGTGAGCAATGTCGCGTTGAAGAATGCGTGCGAGGCTTTGTTGTCTGGCGCACCGTACAGGTGAACCATCCGCTCGTGTACAATGTTCTCCATGGCCACGCCGACGTTGCGGATCATCTCTCTGTATTGTGGGTCTTTTAGTTCTTTGAGGCTTTTTGCCCAAGACTTAAAAGAGCCAGAGCGAATGATGGGCAAGCCCAAGTCACCGATAGATGTCAGGGTGGTAAAGCCAAGCAGGGAGACATTGTTAAAGAAGCGAAGCGAGCGTGACACTTTCATGCCAGTCTTGTTTGTGCCGTGCATTGGCTTCTTCATCAGAATACGCATGGCGTTATCTACATACTCTTCACCTTCATCGTATGCGATAGAGCCAGCCTTGCCTTTGAAGTCGTTGAGTGCGCCGACAATCGCATCCACACGCTTGGCATAAACAGGATTTACCTTTCCGTCTGGGCCAAGTGTGGCAATGTCCATCAACATCTGCCGCGCCCCAGCGGGGCCAGATGTGTTAGCGACTTCCATCAGTTTATCTACAAACTCGGACGCTTCTCCGTTGTCGCCTTGGAATGGCATGCGAATTGTGTCGACCAAAGAAGCTGTCTCTTTGCGACCCTGCGGGTTCATCGCTGTGATGTCATATTCGAACTGCTTGTTCTTTGTTAGCAGTGCAATGATACCTTCCCGACCTTCTCTGCCGACAGTCATGTAGTCAGAGACCGCGTGGCTATTCACACCGAAGCGTTTCGCAGACGTCAGACGGCGGGAGCTTCCCTCCAAGTATTTAACGAGGATTGCTTCGAGGTCGTCTTCCAAGAACTTTTCTAGTTCATCTAAAATCCCTGTTTCTGCGTACTTATCAAGTTCGATAACACGGGAGTAATCTACGTTCTCAAACGTAGAGTTCTTAGTTGTACCTTTAACTGGGATGAACACACCTTCTTCTGTCTCATCAAGCAGCTTGAGCATGATGCCTTCAGCAAATGCGTTGGCCTCCGCGTCTGTGTAATCTGCGCCCATGTTGTTACGCTCGATCCCATAGTACCGCTTCATCTTCTCGATAAATTCTGCGCGGTTCTTGTGAATTGCTTTCTGGTTCCAGACTTGTGGCAAGTAGTTGGGGCCACGATTGCCTACATGGAAGCCTTCTTTGATAAGCTCGTTGCGCTCATTGGCTAGTGTCGCTCTGATTTGGCGGTAGATATTACGCTCGTCTGCGCTCAATGCCTTCTCTTGGCGAGACCCGTCGCCCCGACGCAATGCACGGACAATACGGCCATAGGATTTAGGCTGTTCTTGCCCGATGCTCGCAGACGCCTTACGGAAATAACCGCGAAGGATACCGTCTGTGTCTGGCAGTGCAGCCAGCTTGTCAGCAATCGGCATAAACTTCTTTGCAAACCGCTGGTTCATATCAGGGTAATGCTCTTTGTACTTGTCACCAAGCCAGTGCATCCCTTGGTTCTTAATCCGGGTCGACAGACGCTCAAAGTATTTGAACGGGCCAGCCTTGCGGACTGCCTGCTCTTCACTCGGAGACATGTTACGCTTGCGCATCATGGACATGACTGCGCCAGTGATCGTGCTGTTCGTGCCTTCTTGCTCAAGAAGCTCACCGAATTGTCCAACTGGGATTTCGTCGATGCTGGAAACGCTCTCGTCCATGACAGCGTTGATGATGTCGCCGTTCACACCCTTTGGAATGGGGCGGTCAAACTCCATGATGCTGTTGTAGATCATCTCATCGTTGCTATCGAAGTAATCAGCGTCGATATGCTTGGCTTGCTCTGGGTTAAACAAGACCGCAGACGTGTGGGTTGTGGAAGATGCACGATATGTATCGCCATTCGCCATAACATCTTCGCCATCAGCCAATGAGTTGCGATGTGTCGTAAGCATGCCGTCATAGCCAAGGTCGTCTAGGATGCCCGTTAGTTCTTCCTGCGCGGCTGCGCGGTTACGGCCAGACTTGATGAGTGAGTTCACCAGTTCGCGATACGCCGTTGTGCCATCGACCTCGACGCCTCCCATGGCGTCTTCGATGTGACGGAAGGTGCGCTCGCTCGTGTTACCGACCTCGTTCATCTTCGCCATGATTGACTTAACCATGGGGTGGCTTGCGCTGTATGACGCGGTGTCTCTGAAATCGACAGGCGTGTTCAGCTTGATCACCATGGGCATGACATATGGGTCAATCGTAAGGCCACGCTCAGACAAACTCTCAGCTATGGCTTGTTCGTTTGCCACCAAGTCATCGAGGTGATCGCGGAACGCATCCAGTGTGCCAGTTGTAACGTCTGGGTTTATGCCAAGTTCATCTTCAAGTGCGCTAAACTCGCGGCGTACCTTAGAGATTTCGCGGCGTGTCTCCACCATATCCCAGATGTCCCAATCAAGGTCTTCCTTCTCGGCAGTTGGCAGGCCAAGCTCTTCAGCCTGCTGGAACATTGCTTCGACAGTCGGGCGTTTTGCATAGACTTCGCCAGCTACGTGCGGGTTTGCCGTTAGGTAGTAGCCGGGGCCATAGTTGCCGCCCTGCGAACGCTTGAAGATTGCATTCGGGTTGTCGTCTGTACGACGGAACACGTACCCTTTGGGTGTCCCGTGGTAGAAGACGTTTGGCGTCTGCGATGCTTCGTCAAAGCCAACGCCACCCTTAGTAAAGTTTACAAGGTTAGCCATGCGAGGCTTGCTTGCAGAGTTTATCGCGTCTTGTGCGTAATCTGCCGCGTATGATGGATGTGCAAGGACACCGCCATCGAGCGAGCCAATCATCGGACGCTTCTCACCACTCTCGAACATATCACCGTACAGTGTCAGGCGGCGATAGCGACCTTTTACATCTGTGCGTCCAATCTGCCCGTTGGTAGCGTAGGCTGTGTACTCAATCGTGCGATCAATAGCACGATCTAAGGTGCTTCTCATGCGGACGTTGTTCGTATCGCCTGTGATTACACCGTCTAGGATTTGCGAGCGAGGCATTTCTTCGCGTGTGTAGCGATTGACTGCATCAGAGAACCATTCCTCTGCTATTGCCTGCTCACGCACGAACTCTGAGCGGTCTGCGTATTTGCTTCCGATCAGACCCTCAATGCGGTTGCGCATTGTGCTGTCTAACGAGCGGTATGCTTCGACGATTGCTTCGCTTTCTTCTGGCTTCAGTGCGCCAGAGCGGACAATCATGTGCATCAGACCACCGATTGCTTCATCTGGTTTGCCATCGCCCTTGTTGAGTGCGGACGAAATGCGGCGAACCTGTTTGCGGAATGCGTTGAAGTCGGTTCCTCGGTAGTCGCCGAATACGCCGTCACCTGCAAAGCTCGGATCGCTACCTGCCAGACGTGACATGTCAGCAGTTCCAATCAAGTTTACGCTGTCTTCTCCGCCGCGAGATGTCTTACCGATAATGTTGTACAGGCGATATGCCATAGTGCGTGTTACGTTCTGTACGTCTGCGTCCCGGTGGGTCATCAGAGACAGGTTCTCACGTACAGACGCACGGGCTGCGGCAGGCACGCCGTCAAGAGATGTAACACCTACATTGTCATTAACTTCACGCATGATCATCAGGCTGCTTTCGCGGAATGTGCGAGATATAATCTTGCCGCCAGTCTTGCGAGCCTTCTTCTTAGCAACGCGATACTGGGTTTCCCACAGTGCTTCATTCAAAGGTTGCTTTATCACCTTCGTAAATCGCACGAAGTAGTCTGTCTTCGAGTGCCGCACCGCCAAGCTCCATGATTTCTCTGCGAACTGGCACAGCCTTGGTTGGCAGAGGCGCAGCTTTTACTTTCGCAACTATCTCTGCCGCCACCTGATCGCCATAATCTGTACCGCGATGCTTGCGGAAGTCAGACTGTAGTTTCTTCAGCGACAAGGTTTTGACTGTATCTGCTACAGTTGGGTCTACGTTTGGCTTGTTCTTGCCAGTGTTGCGTGCGCGTTTGTTTTTCTGCGTCTTCGTATCGGCAGTTGCTTGCGCTGTTGTGCGGTCTTCTTTTGCCTTTTTGGCCTTGGCTGCTTTGCGCTTGGTGCCAGAAGGTGTGACGTTGCCGTCTGCACGAACTGGTGGCTGCGCTCCGCCTGTTACAGACGCAGGAACTGCACCAGTTGGTAGTTCAGCTTTGCCCTCTGCACGTTGATAACCAGCACCCAATGATTTGCGGACGCTTTCGATCATATGTTTGACGCTAGATTTCTCTAGCTTCTTGATCTGCCCCGGTACGCCATTGGCAGGAACGAACTTGCCAGCATAACCGTTGTAGTAGAAGTCGCGCAGCAAGTCTGCGACAGCTTGTGGGTCTGCAATCTCTGACATGCCAGAAAACTCGCCGCCTTCAAGGTAGCGTCTGGCTTGCGCCGCGTCGTCAATGCTGGTCAAATCTGATGGCTTGCCGCCAATGATTTCGTCGAGTGCCTTGAGCTTTTCATTCAAGACCTTCAGCATCGTCTGCGGCTGACCTTTAGGTGAGCGCAAAGCCAGTAATGGGCCAGAGCCACCAACACCGGGCAGAACCTCTTCGCTATTTCTGCCGACGCCAAGGATGTATTTACGCAATTCATCAAAGGCAGTGATGATCCCGTCTGCGCTGTCAGACGCAAACGCGGATTCGATGTCCTGCTCGATCATACCAAGCTGAACGTAGCGTTTCTGTATTGCTTTCCCTTCTGGCTTCTGAGGTGCTGCGTCTACCCCCAGTTGGAATGTACGCTCTTCCGCACGGTTCGGAAGTATCTTAGCGAACAGAGGCTCAAGGTTCGGGTCGATGCTTTCTTTGGCGAAAAATCTATCAAAGACTGCTTGAATATACTGCGTCATACGACGCCAGAATGACATGTCGCGGATGGCTACGTCTGAGTGGTTTTGCATAGCCCACATAGCGAACTGATTTGCAAAAAACTCTTGGGGGTTTTTTGTCGTGTTCGTTGTTAAATTACCGTGTGGGTTTTCCATGCCAGTAAATGCAGGCAGACGGTCTTTGACCGCGCCCATATCTAGCTGACCTTTGGTGTTGTAGTAAGTACCCATATGCTCCCAGAACTCTACGCGGTCTTCTGGGGTCAGAATGTTACGATACGCCCAATGTGCCACCTCGTGATATAATGCAGCCATCTTAGGCTGTATTAGTTTTCTGGATGGGTCTGTGTTGATGTTAATGTACTGGCTTTCGGGCGCAGTAACTGATTGGATTTGCGTTTGAGCAAAGTAATCTCCACCGCTGTTCCCACGAATACTTGGAGCAATAGCAGGGTTGCCGCCTAGCTGTTGTAATAGCTTGCGAGCGTTGGCTAGTTCTTCCGAAGAAAACCCGTCGAAGGTATGTTCAACTGCGCTGATTGCGTCTTTTCGTTGCCTGTTTGCTGTTATGTAGCCGTTAGGATTGGCACGGTGCATCGCGCCATAAAGAGTTCGCAAAGACTGTGCGATAGTCCTTTGTCCCTCTACGGTCTTTGGCCAGCCCATCTTTGTGTCTAAGTAGTCAGTAGCCCAACGTAGCTTGGCAAACGGCACAATGTTGTTGTTGATCTTGTCAGTGTATCCGACGCCCCGTGCGGCTTGTGTATATACAGCAAGCTCGTCTGGAGTTAGCGTCACTTCAATTAAATCTGCATCGTCGACCATCAACGGATCGCCAAGGCCAGTGGTGTTTCCACTGTTGAAGCGGCCACCTTCGATTGGCTTTGTTGTTTCTTCTGGCAAGCTGTCGAACAGAGCTTCACGCGCACGCTGAGTGCGCGGGTTTGCATCCATTGGCGCGTAGCGCACATCCCAGTTTTCATAGACGGATGATGACTTTTTAGGGTCTTGGCCAATAATGGCGAAGATGTCCTTGCCGTCCTCGATCTGCTTCTTGCTCATAATCCTGATGTCGTCAGGGTTTTCTTTTGAGCGGACGATCAGCTTCTTATCGCCACGAGATGGAGCAGGTGATGGCTCCGCAGGTGTAGCTGGGTCAACAGCTACTTCTGGTTTCTTACCTTCTTTCCGCGCTCTCAGTTCTTTGAGCAGAGTATCGACGTCTGCCTCGCCATCGCCAGCGTATTTTGCAAGTAGGCTTTTTAGAGTTTCATCCACACCTTTTTCTGGTGCAGCTTGCGTTGCTTTAGGCTGTGCAGACGGAGCTTCGCCGCGAGCTTTCAGTGCGAAGTCTCGGCTGGAGAATGAACGTCCAGTGACAGCGTCTGCCCATGCAGTCGCGCCCTTCTTAACCTCGACAAGACCGCCCGGAGCGAATACTTTCTCGGCTCCAGTGGTTGTGTAGGGTACAAGGTCTGGCCCCTTGCCAGAGTTTGCACGAAGCATTGCTTCTTCACGGCCAAAATCTGCTGGGCTTGCGTTGTACCCACTAGAAACAGTGTAATCTGATCCTTTAGCAATACGTGTTCCACGGCGCAGAATACCTTGGATTTTGCCAGTGGCTGCGGAGCGGCCTGCTGTTGTATATACGGTCTTCTGGTCGATACCTTTTTGTGCAGACCGCATGCCTGATGACGACTTGTTGCCACGCATCTCAGTGATACGCGCCTCTGCCATAACAGTCAGAGCATCATCACTCGCATCTGGCATTTCTTTCTTGTACTGCTTCTTCAGTCTCGCGATCTGCTTGAGTTCAGTCTGAGTGAAGATGTCGCTACGGCTTTCGTCGATCATTGTAGAGCGACTGATGTCGTACTCGGCTAAAGCCAGAAGGTCGTCGAGGTCTGTCTCGAAGTCTGACGCACGACCAAGCAGAGCAACGCCAGAGCGTATGTCGTCTGCGTCCATGACTGTCGCCTTGCGCATCGAGCAGATCAATAATGTCATCAAGTTCTTTGCGAGCTTGCGTGGCGTAGGGATCAATCCCTGCGTCAGCTTTTCGTGTGCGGATGGCTTTGCTGACGACGCCTTTGGTAATACGGTTATTTGATTTTGCGCTGGGCGTTAGACTGCGCCAGTCAAGACCTTCAGCCAAGGCACGACCACGTAGCTCCATCGAAATCTCTGGAGCATTACCAGCGGCGTCCAGACCGTTGCGGCTACTGTACAGCTTGGCTAGTTCGTCAGCTTCTGCATCTGTAAGGCCAGACGCATTCGCCTGTGCGCGGATAGCATCAAGAAGCTCAAGGGGATTGTCGCGGAATGCCTCGTTGCCAAGGTCGACTTGTGCAAGGACGCCTTCGAGCTTTTCGTCAGGTGTTAGTTCTTTGGGGCCAAGTGCTTTCTGGATGTCCCGACCGCCTTGAGCAATCTCTTTGATCGTTCGGATGTCAGAAACACTAGAGCGGACAAGCTGTCCTCTCTTGCCTGTCGATACGCGACCGCTTTCTATATCGCGTGCAAGGTCTGCTTCTGTGTAGTCGCCATCAAGAAGTGCGCGGACTTTGGTTTCTTGTGTGCCAAATGCAATCGGCTTGGTTTCAGCCGCTGGTTCGGCAGACGCTTCAGGTGCAGCTTCAGGTTCAGGAGTTGCTGGTGCGTCTGTCCCTGGCGCAGACGTAGTTTCCATCGGCCCGTCTGTGGACGGCGCGTCTGTCATAATTTCTGTTTCCGGCGGAGCTTCAGCAGCAGGTGCCAATTCACCTTCGGGTGCGTCTGGCTCGGCCTCTGGTGTCTGGCGCATACCAAACCCGTCTCGCTCCATACGTGCCAACATTTCGTCTGGAGTTAGGCCGTCAGAAGTTTGCAAGACCCGACGAACTTGAGACATGTAGTCTTCGTAACGACGGCGCATGTCTCGCGCTTTGTTTATGTCAGCTACGTCGTTGGACTTTTCTAGTTCTGCAATTTGTTTCGCTTCGCGTTCGGCACGAGCAACTGCTGTGCGTAAAGCGGCCATGTCAGCAGTCTCGTTGACTGCATTGTTTATTGTTTCTGCCTCTGCACCAGACGCACGTATTCTGTCTAAGTGTGATCTGGCGGCTGTAGTGGCGGCATTGAGTTGGCTTGTTACGTCAGCAAGATCGCCAGCAAGATCGCCAAACTCAGCAGTGTTAAGTGTAGTCTGTGGTGCGGCTTCGGCTGCGGGGGCTTCGGGGGCAGGTGCTTCGGGCTGTGGCTGGCTAAACTGATCGACGTCACGAGTGCCAACCGCTAGTTCATCTAACGCGCGTGTGCCACCTCGTTGCAAGGTTTCGAGAATTTGCGTGTCTGACAAACCCTTGGCACGCAAGCTATCAATGTCAGCCACTCCTTGCCGTGCGCCAGCAACAGATGAAGGCAAACCAATCGCGCCACCAACACCCGCTCCCAAAACACCACCTGCCAATGCAGATAAGCCAAGCTCGCGGCCACTAAAACTATCTCGTGCGCCTGTCGCGATGTCTCTAGCCTGACCCGCCGCGTTCACGATTGCTTCTTGTCCACCAGAGATTGCGGCTTCCGAGCCAGCGGCTCGTGCTGTACCAGACGCAACGCCTCGTGCTACGGGTGCAGACTTTCCAGCCGCATAGGCGGCTCGTGCTGATGTAGCCGCGCCTTTGTAACCAGCAACACCGGGAATGAGGTTAAGTGGGTCTGCCACAATCGCTGTCGCGATGTCGCCAAGTGCGCCTGTACCTCGGCCACCTTCTTGCCAGAAGCTAGGGAGTTGTCGATACACGCTGTCAATACGGCGCATTCGTTCGCGCTGCTCTGGAGATGCAGTAGACGCTTCGAAGGCATCACTCACAGCACCAACTGTGTTTAGATCGCCCCAGTTCTGATCAGAGTAAAACGCATCAATCAGATACTTGTCGTCTGCGAAGTAACGACCTTTATCGTTGTAGTAAGCGCGTAGGTCTTTCAAAAACCTTGGGTCTTTGAGGATTTTCTGTGGGTTTACAGACGCTGAGTAGTCGGCTGCGGGTGCGGACTTGAACGCATTAGGGTCAAGATTGCTGTTCTTAAATAAGCTCATCGAAGCGGTTCTCCAGTTTACCGGGTTACGATAAGCCTAGATTACTGGAGATGACGTCTGTTGGTCGTCCTTACTGGTTTCTTTCAAGCCAGCTTCTATACCAGCCGCCGCCCTTATATTGCTTCATGTACTCGTATGGGTCACGCAGGAAGGCGGTATATTCATCCATGTCTTCTGCAATGACCCTGCCGATACCTTCTGGCCCACTACTATCACCTAACCAGAATATGTTCACAGCATCGTTCATATCACCGCCTAAATTGAACAAGAATGCGTTTAGTGCTTTCTTGTCCATAAATTCTTCATCCGACTGTTCGACAGTTCGCTTGCCATAGAAGCTCGTGTCTAACGATGTTTGCTTGAAAGTCTCTCTTATCTTGCCAAGGCGGTTTCCTATAACATCCTCAACTTGGTTTTCGCGTTGATTTACAGTAGAGCCATCCGGGTTTATGCCAGAGTTATTTACTTCTGGGTCTGTCTTTAGGCTTTCTAAGATTGCTTGTTCTGCCATCGAAATTTGCGTCTGTAGCAAGTCTGAAATTTCAGCCATAGATGAGTTTAGAGTGTCATCAAGCGTTGCAACTTTCGCGTCATCCCACACACCGCCCTCAATATCCAGCCAGCCCATGCCTCCGTTAGCTTCTTTCTGCTGACGTCTTAACATATCCCAACGCGAGCGCGTTTGGTTAGTTACGCTAGTAACTTCTGTTGCGAAGTTTCTAAGATAAGTGAGTAGGGTCTCTGGATCATCCGCATATATCTGGGCAGCTTGTTCTATTTTTTGTTTCGCGTCTGGTGCTGTAGCTTGGATTTGCTCCAACTCACCATTCATCCAGTTATCAAACGTCTGTATCTCTGGACTTGCCAAAGTATTTTTTAGCGTTGAATTTAATCTGTCTTTAGCATCCCGTAAGGTTCTACCTTTTGTTACAGACTGGAAGCCTGCATCTTTTTTAACCATGTCGATAAGCATAATCGCGTTTGTACTTTCACCTTCTTGAACCTGACTAAATACATTTTCTATTGCAGCCAATACTGCTGGTGTCATTTCATATTCTTGAGCTAATATGCTCGCAGCATACGCGCCTTTCTGCCCGGTGAAGCCGACACTTTCTGGCCCTTTGTCTTTTGTTGGGTTTCCAAAATACGCTTCTGCTTGAGCAAGGTTTTGATCTATCAGCGTTTTCTGTGCCGCTAAAACTTGATCATTGACCGAAGCTCTCTCAGTGCTGGCAAGCCCACGTTGTTGTAGACGCAGTTCTTGACGTACTTGCGCAACGTAATCCCCAAGATATGCTTCTGGGTTGTCTGTAATTTTTTTGAGAGTGGCGTCTGCGCCGAATATAGTTTGGATGTCCTCTGGAGCCATGCCGTTCAAACGAGAGACTATGTAACTAAGGGTCTCTTTGTCGTCTTGCAGAACAATCGAGCTTTTCATTGACTTGCTGTCAACCAAACCTGAAACAAAAGTGTCCACTAATTGCTTCGCTTCTCTTGTCCGCTCTAACTTAGTGCGGTTCGCATTATCAGTCGCCTCGGCAACTAAACTTGTTATGAATACACTGTCTGATTTGGGTACGTTTTCTGACCCAAACATTTCAACTAATGCTTCATGTATATTAGGATTTTCCGCAAGTATTAGCTTTTGAGCTACACCAAGCATTTCAGCTTTTCTTTTTCGTGCGAACTCGTCACGAAGCTCATCATCTAAAACTTTAGCTTGGTTAAGAAGAGGTGTGACGAAAGCTGTAGGCACACCCATTTTTTGAAGGTCGGATGCAGTAATATTTTTCCCACCAGAATTTTTTATAAAAGCCGTAACTTTTGGCAGGTAGTTCCCAATGCGGTCGGCTATTGCCGTCTGACGCAACTGTGGTGAGAACATGGAATTTACATCAATGCCCATATTTTCAAAGTCAACATTAGGGAACCGCTCTTTTAAACTGTCCGCCATTGCTGTGAAATCTTTTTGCTCGTATCCACTGTCACCGGGGTCAGCGTAATCAAGCATAATACCAGTTACTGCGCCTTTTATGGATTCTTGAGCCTCGACGGAGTTTTTAAAGTTAGCGAACTCTTGTTCTTTTAGTGCCTGCGCACGGCGAGTGTCTGCTCTATCTGTGATTGCTTTGAGCATATCGCCAGACGGCATACCACCGCGCAGGTAATTGCTACCGCCAGCCATGCTGTCGATGAAGGCTTGGAACTCCATTGGGTTCGCTGTCGGGTTCTGACGCTGAAACTCTTGGAAGGCTTTAGCCAGTTCGAGGCGTTTGCGCTCGCCTGTATCCTGTTGCTTTCTGTACCCGTCTGAAAATCCTACGAAGTCTATCATCTCTACCCACCGAACCCAAAGAAGTTATTGAAGCCCTTGCTAAAGCTATCGTTTATGCCGCTGAATATACCCGGCTGACCTACTGGGCCATAAGTCGCTTTACCGTCTGCGTAGCCTGTAATGCCATACTGCTGACCTTGCGACTGGTTGTTTAAGAACTTGTTGAACGACTGACCGAAGCCAGAAGAGGCTGAGTAAGAACGGTCGGCTGCGTTTTGCGCAGACGTTGCCGATGCGTTGTACAAGTTGTTTCCGATATTCATGGCGTTGGACATGTATGTGTTCGGATCATTTGTTGTTACGCCGTATGGATTGAAGATCGCGCTGTCGATATTAAAGCCAGCGTTGCTCACCATGCTCGTTGGGCGCGTATAATCTGCAATCCCCGGTGACATAGTGCCTTGGACGGCTGCGGTGCCAATCTGCATTGGGGCGCGGAAGTTTCCTGCGCTCGATACGTTGCGGTTGTAAATTGCAGACGGAACCATCTGAGCCAGACGATAGGCGTCGACGGCTGATGCCGCCTGCGGAACCTTCATAAGTTGGTCAATGCCTGCGCCAGCGACGTTAGCTGTCTCGCCAAGAATGCCAGCACGGCGTTTCATAATGCTGTCGACATTGCTTGTTAGGGCTGACTGCTCGCCAGTAATGTAGCGAAGTGCGTCGTCATATGCTCGGCTGCGTGCATCTTGGTATTCGTTGGCGATGCGCTCGGTAATATCACCACGACGGGCTGTGCCTTGTGTGCTGCGATCCATTCCGCCTCGGATCAAACCTGCCTCGTTTACAGATGCAACACGGTCTGCTGCTCGATCAACGTCACCCTGATACTGGCTTGTACGTCTGTCGATCTCTGTCGCAATGTCTGCACTCGTAAGTTGGTCAATCTCTGGAATGTAGCCAAGGCCAGCCGCAGTGTTTTGAACTGCGTCTTGCATGCCGTAAATGCTCTGCATAATCGCGTTGCGATCCTGTAGCTGCTGGTCTCTTTCTAGCTGGGCTTGCCCTTTTGCCTCATTGAACTGGTCAGTCAGAAACTCGCGCTCGATGCGAGCCATTTCACGCTCTTCAAGAAAGCGGCGCATGTCCTCATCGCGTTCGCCAGAGGCGATTGCTTTGACTTGCTCAAGCTGTTGTATCGCGAACTGGCGTTCGTCTTCTGCAATGTCTTGACGCTTCAGAAGGTTTTCTAAGTTGAACTGCTGTATCTTCGCAGCCTCACGGTCTTCCTTGACCTGACGCTCGATGTCTAAGCGTCTGTCTTCCATCAGATACTCTTGGTTCTGACGAAGTTGACCTAGCTCAAACTCACGTTCTTGCGAGCGGAGGCGTCTGTTAAACCGCTCCATCTCCCGCTGGTATTCGTTTTCCATGCGCTGCTCTCTTTGAGCATCACGCATCATTCCAAGGTTAGCTTCCTGCAAATCCTGTTGTTTGCGGAATTGGTAATCCTGTTGTGCGCGAGCAGCCGCAGCGTCGCGAGACGCTGATGCTGCACCTATCGCGCTACCTGCTAAACCTAAGACTGCTGAAAACATCTAGTTAAGCCCTCATTACATTTTGTGCGAACGCAGATGGTGCCAGTGTATTCCCGTACTCCTCCTCCTCTTGATCAGCCAACATTTGCATGTATGCCTGCAAAGTTACTGGATCAACTTGGGAGAAGTCTTGGAACTCAGGGACACCCGATGCACCCACGGTTGAAAGGATTTGCTCTCTAGCGATGCGGTCGCGCTCTGTCACCGCTTCTTCGTCACGCTCAAGTCTTTGCCGCTCTGAGTTCAAACGGTCTTGTGCAGACTGGATTTCATCAAGAGCTTGCTGCGCGTTGTAAAGTTCTACTTCAGCATTCAAAGCGTCAAACTCTCCTTGGTTCCCGCCAAGATCGTCTGTGCCATAATATGAAGCATTGTTTACCTGTTCGAGCAGTGCTTGTGCGCGTGTTTCAAGAGCGGTGCGTGCCTCGTTTAGCTCGTTCATACGCGTCTCGATTGCACCTGCGGCTGTATCAAGTTGACCACTGATGTCGCCAACTCTGCCACCTGAGAACCGAGCAAGATCACCACCTGCGTCTGTAAGCTGTGACGCCAGATTGCGCATGCCAGTCTCATCGTAGGCTTCGAGGTCTGTCAAAGCAGAACCTGATGCCCCGGTGATTTGAGACAAGATGCTATCAAGTGCTTCCTGACGCTGCTCATTCAAAGAAGCCAGAGCCACGTCTGTGTCACTCAATGCGCCAGTCGTGTCGCCAAAGTCGTAGTCTAACTGCGATGTGAAGCCGCCAATGTTCTGGCGTAAATCACGAAGCTGGTCTTCCAAGGCGTCAATGCCTGCCGCGCTGTAGATACTGCCAGTTTCTGCTGACCCCTCTAGGGCGCGTGCTTGGTTGAGATAGTCACGTTCTGCACGGCTAATGCGAGATAGCTCGTCCTGACGCTCGCCAGACAACTGGTTTACGTCGCGAAGCAAGTCGCTTAGTTCGCCTGTCTCTTGGTTGAAGTCAAAGCCAAGCTCGGATGAGAACCGACCTGCCTGACGATTGCGGTCTTCGATCTGGCTGATGAGGTCGTTGATGCCAGTCTCGTCTGCGATTGTCAGACCGCCTAAAGTATTGCGATAGGCGTCTGCGTCAGTGAGCAAGCCTTGCTCGTAAGTATTGATGCGGTCTAACTCTGCCTGCCTTTGATTGCGAAGATCGCCAAGACCTTGCGTCAAACCAGAGTATTGACTGTCGAACTGTGTGAACCCGTCTGGGAACATTTGATTTAGGATGGGAGATGAGAAACCTGTGCGGCCAACATTGAGTGCGGAGAGGTCGCGCTCTAGCTGGTTCATCTGGTTCTCGTCTGCAATCCCCAGTTGGCCTAGCTGAGTGCTAAAGCCAGCGAGGCTTCCCAGCCCTTGGTTGCGATACTCGTTAATCCGATTAACTTCGTTATCTCGTTCACGTTGCAAGCCGCTCAATGTTCCTGACAAGCCAGAAACATTGTTCATAAGGTTGTCATACTTGTTGGTATTGAGCTTCAACAAGTCTGGGATGTTCGTAATGCCGACGTTCCCGTACTCGCTCGAAACACTGCTATCAAATGTCGGCTTCTCAAGATCAAAACTCAGGTTGCCCAAGCCTGATGAGAGATTTCCGATTTGCGTGTTGAAGCCAGCGTAAGGGTTTTCGTTTACTGCGGTTGTAGGATCATCATAGAGGTCAGCATAAGTTAAGCCACCAACGCCACTTGATAAGTTGGTGAAGGTGTTGCCATAGCCTGATAGGCTATCATTGTAGCTTTTAACGGCCTCGTTATACGTGTCCGCTTTTTTCTTGTAATTAGCCTCGGTGTCGAGACGGATTTGTTTTTTCTCTGCCGTATAATCGGGTGGTGGAGCTGGACTGGACTTACCCATAACTTACCTCTCTAGCCATTTGCATTCTGATCGGAGTTGTCCGAAGACAATGCCATCTTTAGGGTTGAAATAAGATCGAAGCCGTCCTTCTTCTTTGAAGCCAAGACCTCGCAGAAGTTTGATCGACTTTCGGTTACTTTCGTTGACGAGCGCGGAAATTCTAATACATCCGCACTGGTCGAAAACGTATTCGTAGAGCAACTTGATGTAGCGTCTGTGCCACCAGCAGGGGTCTGTGGTGACGACGCTGACGTGGATGTCGTTGCCCGTGTATTCTGTGAACACGACTGCACCAACAAGATCACCGTGTCGCTCAAAGCCAAACGCTTGGAAGTTTGCCCATTGGACATTCCCTTCAAGTTTTGGCTTTGCCCATTTTGCAACGCGGTGTTTGTCATCTGTTATTACCTCAATCATTAGCTAGTCAGAACACTGACCGCCATTGTGACCTTCAAGCGCAGAGCCTGATGAGTTGTTGGTTACGATAAAGCCAATAGATTTAGATGCTGATGTCGCATCCACTTCGATTGGCGTGCCGATGGTGAACTCGTTTACTGTTGAGCTTACGCTGTATGTACTTCCAAATCCTGTGCCATTGACCGCCACTTGAACTGAGCAAGTGCCTGATGTCGTCTGCAAGGATAAGCCGTCAATCTGTATCTTCTGCTTGAAGATGCGTTTGATCGTGTAGGTGGTGATTGGCCGGGGTTGCGACTGTGTCGTAGAAGCTGTCACTCGCCAGTAATGAAGGAAGCTGAGATGAGGGCAGCCGTCCTGTACTGTCGAGTGATGCAACACCATTGGCGGCACCCTTTTGGGTGACGGCAATCACAGACGACAAGTCGACTGTACCATATTCTAGCGCGGTTCCAGTGCCGTTTACTTTTACGAACTGTCCAGAGTTTGCCGTTGTGAATGTAGGCAGAGAGCTTTCTGGTGACGTTTTCAGCCACTGGGTGCCATCGTAGAATTTGAGTTGGTTTGGGGTGACAGACGTATCATGCCACAAGTCGCCCGTTGCAGGGCCGCTTGGAGATGTGGCTGATACTGTGAGTTTTGCTTTTGCCCCAAGGTCTGTCGTCAAGCTGACGACTTTTGCCTGTGGGATAGACGCGTTGTCGATCTTAATCTTTGCGAGTTGGATCAGGCCGCTATCTGTATGAACGTAATCTTCCTCGAACATCATGCCAGTAACAGCTTGGACAGATGTGTTCTCAACCGTGATGATTGAGATTGTGTTGCCCGATGCCACGTTGCTGTTGAAGGTTACAGTGTTGGATGATGGCGATGTCGTATAGTCGTTAGCACCACCCTCGCGCTGTAGGATACCGTTCTTGTAAACTTGCAGCTTGGTGTTCTCGTCGTGGACAAAAGGCGAACACAGCTTGGCTAGAAGTTGTGTCAGTGTCTGAGCGGTTAAAGCCAGTGATGGCTGTAGCACGTACCTTGAAGACGCTGACAACGTCGCCTGCGGATAAGCCGCTGTTGAATACAACTGCGCCTGCGCTCGATGTCCCGCCGGAAGCGTTGGTTGTGTAGTCGAAAGATGATCCGTTACGCTTCAGAACGCCGTCGACGTAAACCAGTAGCTCGTCTGTGGCATCGTGAGCAGTAATCAAAGCTGGTTTGTGCAGACGTGGCTGTAAAGTCTACACGACCGAATAAGATAGGTGCGCCGATTGTACCAAAGTCTTGGCCAGACGGGCCACGCAAGTCTGCCGCTGCGACCAGTGTGATCCAGCCGTCTGTTGTGTTTGAGTATTCGCCGACGCGGTACTCAATGTCGCCGCCTGTATTCTTTTGAAGCTCGATAGGGCCATCGAAGTTGCCGTTGGCATCAAATATTTTTGCAAGCAATTCGCCAACTGTGTTGTTACCCAACTCAGCAGCGTTAAGGTATCTGATGACACCTTCAAATTCGTTGTTAATGTTCCCGCTTGAGCCGTAGTTCTGGGGGAATTGTTGTCTAATACGAGCCATTTTATGTCCTCACGGTCACTGCGAAACCGATAATGCGAAGCAGACCACCGCCTCCTTGTGTTTTGATGCGGTACTGAGCCGCGCGATAACGGTGTGACCACTTGCGTTCATACTGTTTGGATAGTGGCACATCCTCGAAGTAGTTGTCGTCCGAGGTGTCATCTACCTCGAAAACTAATGAGCCTAGCGTTCGACCATCTTCGTCTTGGGCGTCCAAGGTGATAATGCCCTTGCCAGACGCCTGTATAATAACGCTTTGCGTCTCCTTCGTTTCTTCAAGGCTCCCATGCCAAAGCAGGGGGGTGACAACTTCCATATCGGGGGTAAACGCGTTTTCATTATCCTCCTCGACCTTGAGAACTTCGTACAATCCACCCGTCGTTCCATAGACGAGCTTGCCATTTAAGAATGACCCACAGCGTGCGTTGAGAAAGTCGCCTGTGTTGAACTTCGGCACAGCCTGACCGCCCTCTGGGTTCATAGCCAGAGTTAGGCGTTTGCAAAGCTGGCCTCCTGCTTGTGGGAAGAAGACGTGGTATTGCGCAGTGTCTTGGTCAAAGACCGCGCTCAATGTTTCGGGGTTCTCGACGGAGGCAAATAGCTCGCGATAAAGCAGGTCTATCTTGTCCGACAGGCTGTAAGAATACACGAGTATCCCGTTGTCCTCCGACCGTTTGATCGAATGGATACCAGACCGCGAGCAGTATAGGAGGTCTGTCCCTGCGTTCGCGATAGTATTGTGACTGATGCAGCCAATGTTGATGTTCGCGTTGTCGTCTATTACCCATCGGTCAATATCCGGGTCTATCCTGTAAATGATGCTTCGGTCAGCAGTGAACACCACGAGACGGTTCTGTTCGAAAGTCCCAAGGCCAGTGATCTGATCAGCAGTCCCTAACAAGTTTGCTACGTCGATGAAGCCAGCGCGTAAAACATTTGTGCTGGCTGGGTCTTCATCATCGGGGAAGAGTTCGTCTTGGTCTACCCTACTCAAATGCACCTGTGTTTCACGCCCCGGAATGCCAGCCACAGCCAGACGACGCTGCACAGACGTGACGTATGCAGGCAACATATTATTGATCGAGGGAGACTGGTTGCGTGTGAACTGAATGCCGTTATAGCGATACATTGGACGCGAACGAGCAGCCAGATGCACAGACTGGTTGAAGACTGTGCTGGTAACGATAGCCGCCGTAGGATGTACGTTTTCCAAGACGTGGTCACGCTCTGACTTAAAGTTCAAGCCAGAACCAGTTTCCTCCACCCAGCAGACTTCGTCTGAGCCAAAGAAGCGGGTGTGGTTTACCTTGAACTCGCCCTTGCGAAACTTGCATGAAGCGTCACGCACCATCTGTCCTCGCCAGTCAGACGAGGCGTTGTTGATCTTGGTGACGTGCTGGTCTTTGCCAGTGTCTAGGCTTGTGATGTCGCGAGAAGTGTCGAGACCTTGAAAGTTCTCGTAAGCAAAAGTCCTTGCCTTTATGCCGCTGCGTGACTTCGTCGTGCTAGTCATTAGTAGCTAACCGTCCCGTTGTTCGCGTTGGTTGTACCGCCATTGATATTGGCCTTGTTGGTGCCACCGTCGACAACCTTCATCTGGATTTTGGTATTGCCGTTTATAGACTGCCAGAGTTCACGGTTGAGCGTGGCGAAGTATGTAGGCATGTACATCTGCATCTTCTCACTGCCTTGCTGGAGGGCGTAGTGATAGAGCAAGCCTTGCACCATGATGATGTCTTTGATCTTCCGCACGTCTGTGGCCGACTGGTAGTAGTCGATGGCCACGTTGTCGTAGTACGGATGAGCGCGGATGTCGTCGATCACCATGTTGGCAAACTCGATGAACATAAGCATCACATCACCGTCCACCGTGCCGGGGTGAAAGTCGCCAAACCGCCGTAACGCCTGCATCGCAAGCGTGTTTAGCGGCGAGTTGTTTTCGCGGATGTGGGGGTTTGTGTCGCTCTGTGCCATGAGTTACCTCTTACGAACAATCCGTGCGTTCATTACGAAGTGGTTCTTCTCGAAGCGTTCGACATCGTCTGCCTGCACTTCGAACTCTAAGCGTCCACTCTGGAAATTTCTGATCGGGCCAATGCCAGCGACGGAGAACATAGAAGGTTCTTTCTCGCGGCTCTCGTACCAAACTACTGCGTCTTTCGCAGGTGCAGTCTCAACCCAAGCCTCGTTCTCTGGTGTGCTGGGATCGTCTGCAATAAATGCGCCCGTGTCTGTGCGTGCGCGGGTCTTGGTTGTTTTCTTAGTCACAGTCTTTTTCGTTTGCGCCATAAGGTTCTCCTAAAAATTAAGGGGGCAAGATGCCCCCTTAATATCGCTTGTTTCAGCAGACTGGTCGTCCCGCTTAGTTTTTGCGTGCTGACCAGTTTTTGATGTAGGCGTGGGTTTTGTCTTGCAGAAGCTCCAGACCACATTCGGTCAGGTACTCGTGCTTGACGCTGTCCGCGTCTACCGCTTGACGGTTTTCCAATAGCTGGGTGTCGCGACCTTCGAGGTGACGATAAACCAGATATGGGAAGTCAACGATGATCATAGCGTTAGCCATGTTCGGGATTTGACGGAACTGCGGGTGCAGGTGAACCATCAAGTCTCCAGCGAACGTGTTGTAACGTGTCAGGTTGACGCCGTAGGCACCTTCCATTGCGGTTGGTTGCCAGCGATCTTTGCCGTACTGCTGCAAGTGGTTTGCAACATTTTCGCCAACAAAAGCGATCTTCTGCTTGGAGCCAAACTTGAAGACTGTGCTGATGAGCAGGCTGTCAAAGCCTTCTTCAGTCATAGTCCCTGCGCCAGAACCACCGTAAGACGCGTAGTCTGTGGTGATGTCAACGACGTTGCTCAAGCTGTTCAGCAAGCCGCCAGTGTAGCGAGTTGGCTGTGCAGTTGAACCGTTGGCTTCGTGCTTTTGACCGAAGAACATTGCACGCTCGATGTCAGACATGTGGAGCTTCAGTGCTTTGGTCATCGCTTCGTCCAGCTTGTCGCCAGTCCGTAGGTATGTGCTTTGCATGGTGTTTGTTACCGCGAAAGCTGTACGGAAAATCTGGGTAAAGTTGGATGATACTGTTGCATCAAAGCTGATAGCAGTCGGAGAGGTTCCACCCTCCTGTGCGGCAAAGCCAGCGATGAACAGGTCAGCGTTATCAGCAATCTGGTGTGATGTGCCGCCAATGTTACGAGCCACAGTCAGCGTAGTTGCTGTTGTGTCCGCAGTGACGTGCATAACTTCGCCAGTTTCGCTGTTGACAACGATTGCGCCGTTGATGGCGAACTTGTTGTCGTCAGACGCGTCGATAGTAACAGACGTAGTAGACGTTGAGGCTACTGCACCGTTTACTTTCAGTTTGCGCTCCGGCAGTTCGTCGCGGAAGTTTTTGTATTCCGGGTCGTCTGTCGGCTCTGATGAACCCATTGCAAGCATCGCGTTTAGCGGTGCGTTACCATTTGGTTCGAGAAGCGTGAATAGCTCACGATAGTTTTTTGGGCGGAAGTCGGAGGTAAACTCACCTGTTCCGCGCAGTCCTTGGATAGCAGCCATGATTGGCCTCCATTATTAAAGTTGCGGTTCAGCGAGCTACGCGGGAAAATCCATCGCATTGCCCTTAGTTTTTTAGCTGGCTGGGCCGAAGCGCAGCCGTCATTGCTAGGTGTAGTATAGGACGTACAAACTAGGTTATCGTCCCTATTCATAAAAAAACGCCACGGGGATTAGCCGTGGCGTAGTTAAGGGAGGAGGTAATGTCGAGTTAGACCATGCCCTTCTTCTGCATGGCCATAGCCGCGAGCTTGTCAAAGGTGTTTCCGCCTTCAGAAGCCCCCGCTTCTGCGCCTGACGACGCGGAAGGTGTTGAACCCATTGAGCCAGTGTAGGCTTGACGACGCTGTGCGATTGCACGCATGCGCTCCATCTCAGGGCTATCCATGTTGTTCTTAAAGTCTGTCATCACCTTGATGGTGAGTTGAGGATCGACAAAGTCTTCCATCGTAAAGCCGCGCTCTGCCGCAAAAACCATGAAGTCGTTGGCCTTGTCGTCTGGCAGACCCAGTGCGGTCTGTACTTTGTCGATGTTGTTCGAAATTGATTGGCGCATCGCATTGATCTGCTGGCTTTGTGCGCCCTGCATTCCCTGCTTTGCTGCGTCTGCAACGCCAGATGACTGAGCCAAGACGGCTTGAAGCATCTGTTGCGTCTGTGCAAGTTGCTGTTGCATCTGTGCCATGCCCTGACCCTGCGAAGCCATCATATCTTTATAGCCGGGGGGGAGGGATGCCGCGTTATCTTCTTCCCACTTTGACATTATGGCGTCCATGTCGCCACCCTTGAGAGCCGCAGTCTTGGAGTAGTCTCCAGACTTCTCGCCGTCTGTGTTGCCCATAACAGGGTTCGGTTCGCCAGCTTTCTGTAAGTTGACTAGCGTTTCTGCGACCTGCTTGCTGGTCATGTTGGGATTGGCACGCATGTACTGCTCAACCACGTCCATGACGGGTTTGTACTGTGCGTTCTTGTAGTTCATCGCGCTGTAACGCTCGAACGTAGATTTGATTTGTTGAGGTGTTAGTTTGCGATTATTGCCGTCGCCGAAGTCTACCTCATAAATAATTGCTTCAGCGGAAATTTTATCGCCTTCAGTGTCGGGAGAGCCTTTCTCAGCCGCTTGGCCTTCTGCGCTATCCTTCTTCTCTGGTTTCGGTGCGTCAGGGGCAGGTTGCGCCTGTTGCGGTTCTACGCCCATGTTTCTGGAGGCGATGCCATCTACCATCGCGGCCATTGCTTGGGGGTCTTGGGGGTTTGCCATTTTATTCTCCTTGCCCAGCCGAAGCGGGGTATTGTTTCAGATGTTGTATTATGAGCCAGTGAGGTTGTTGCTGTCGTCCACAGAGTGAAGGGCTACGTCACCCTCTAGTTTCTGTCGCAGACGTACAGGCAATTCCAACATTTGCTTCGCGGCCCAGATCGAGCCACGACGAAAGTTTATCTCTTCGAGTTCCATTGACGGGGTCTCTGCAATAGACATTGCAGACGCCAAGATTTCCTCGTGCATGATTTCTAGGACGATTGTCCAACCCTTGGAATTTAACAGGTTGTCGACCGCCTTTAACTTGGCGGTTGGCGTCATGTGCGTTTGGCTTTTTTGCCTTTACGAACGACCTGCCTTGCCAGCCATGACTGCGCCATGACCCTTCTTGTTGGCAGGTGTGTGTACTGCCGAGCCTTTCGGGTAATACTTGTCTGCGTTACCGTTGTTCATGCCCATGTCATTCTCCTCTTATGATAGGAGTATGATAGAAGATACAGACGCACTGTTCGTCCCTATCTCGAATAATTTTCTATTAGTCTGTCGATCTTTGCGTCGAGCGCGTCGAGCCTGTCCATGACCCGGTTGATGTCACTGTTGACTTCGGCCTTGGTGATGTACTCTTTCGCCATCTCTTCGCGCGTTCGATTGATCAGGATTTGCAGACGCTTCTGCTCCTCGACATAGTTACGGAGCGTCCAACCGCCAAAGCCAATCATGGCGGTTAGTGCGCCGCTCCATAGTATGTCGAACTGCATATCCATTATTCTGGCGTTGCTTCGGCAGTCTGTGCCGCTACATGAGCCGCATATGCGTCTTTGACCGCTTGGGTGAATACGGGTGTGCAGATTGCTGCTACATCATCGGCTTCGTCTGCTAGAACTGCGTCTGGCATAACTACATGACGGTGAAACGAACGGCTGATCTCTTCACCATCCCGCTTGATGATGTTCGCTCTACGAACTTGTACGACAGGAAAAGTGCCATTGTGAACGACCTCGATTTTGTCGTTTAGTGTTTCTTCTGTTAGTGCCATCGTTTATCTCCTGTGATGGTTGGACTGTCCGACCCAAAGCTATGCAGTGGGTTATTAAGAAATAAAATATGAAATATAACCAAAACACTCACTGTTATCTTTCCATAACGCTGTTGCTTGTGCCTCAGCGTAATTGCCGGATGCCGTCGATTTATAGTCTAAGGTTAATAACGGTGAGCCATACATTCCTCTTGGCCTCCAATCAACGGCAGATACATTGACATTACTTAATGCAACCTTTCCCGTAATATTCGTTGCGCTAGAGTTAAATGGAAACCCAAATATTCTAGCGGTACTGCCACCAACAGTTCCTTTTGATGTTGTAAGAATACGAAAGTTACACATAACCTGATTACCAATTTTTACATACGTTCCATCTTGCACTGCATAAACTGCTCCCGAGTTAGACCCGCCTTGATTAGAGCCAAATGTAGGCGTCCAAGTTCCCTCTTCATAGTCATCCAGCTTATTAGCCGACCCAGTGCCGCCAAGGTATACACCGCCAGACAGCCAGAGGTCACGCCATTGGTATGTAGGTGAGCCAAGGTCTTTACCTGAACCTGTTGGTGTAACTTCGTCGGTTGCAAACCTAATAGAGTTGTTTTCGATGCGCATGCGTTCTGTGTTAGATGTCCCCAATGCTAATATACCTGTTGATGGGCTTATTAACGAAACACCAGATGTTAAATTGATTGAAAGATCGGCAGAAGTTGTATTCGTAAATGATGCGATTGAACCACCCGCCGAGTCCGAAACTTGAAACTTATTGCTTGGATTTGTAACCCCAATCCCAACATTGCCTGAGCTATTTATGATCATGCGGTATGCGTTATTGTTTCTGTCGTATACCATAAATGCGCCAGCACCAGCACCAGAGTTATCGTCTGCGCCAATGGAAAAATCACTGCTTGCGTCATTGTCCGTAAATCTTGCAAAAGCATTACCTGCTGTACCTGTTATTTGCAAAATGTCGCCGTTATCAACAACTTCAAGTTTTCGGCTTGGCGAAGTCGTCCCAATCCCAAAATTGCTGCCTACAAATCGTGCAGCCTCAGAACCAGAGGTTCCGAAAATCAAATAATTGCCTGTGCTTGTTCCTTTCACAAGCGAACCCGTGCTTGTGCCACCGAGGAACAAGGTGCTTGGGTTTGACTGCAAAATCAACTGCCCATATTCATCAAGGCGCATATGCTCTGTATTATCAACTTCAAATCGGATATTACTTGAACTTGTTGTGTTGCCTTCATCTGCCCTCAAGAATAAAGTTCCGTTTGAGTCCGATGAAATTTCGGAATAGCTTCCAGTTCCTCTTTGTATTCTAAAAACTGGGTCGGCGGCAGAACTCAAGTGGAGGCTAGTTGCTGGCGAACTCGCCCCAATCCCAGTTGCGCCATAGACGTAGTTGCCCGTCTCCGATCCAGCTGAACAGGCGTGATCACGTCGTCGGCAAGTTCCGTGGTGCCAATGACACCATCTGAAATCATGTCCTGCGAGGTGTACGGGCTTTTGTCATATCTTTACTCCGGCTTCGTCGGCCAGACGACATCGTCTAGGCTGGTGTATGTGTCAGTGATGTCACGAAGGGCTTGGCGGTATGCTGTTTGTTCAGCGGTCATGGTGAGGTCTGAGGTCGCCCACCAATCTGTTTCTGCTAGGAGTGCATTGCGTTTTAAGCGCAAGCGAAGAAGTTCCTCTTCGGCTGTTGGTACAGGCGTTGGGTCTGTGAATGCTGAACCATCATAAGTGAAATCAACTTGAACAGTGTCATCACAGTCTACCCATATGAGGTCTTCGTGTACTTCAAACTCTGTCTCTTCGATTTGTACAACTCGGTTATTTGATAATAGTGCTTTCATTATGCGTACTCCTCGACAATCACACAGCCTTGGTATCCGGGGCCAGAATTACCCCAACTGCCAGAAGTTCTGTAGAAAGCCCCGCCGCCACCTGCGCCATAAACATTGGGATTTGGTGCGTGTTGAGGGTTATTAGTACCCCCCATAATTTCCGGGCGCGCCGCCACCCCAAAAGGAAGCACCACCTTGGGAAAGCCCAGAAGCCCAAGTGTAGGTATTGCCAGTAAAGTTATCCCAACCGTTACTTCCATAACCACCGTTCAAGTTTATATCACCACCAGAGCCTGAGCCGCCATAGCCTCCTACAACTGGCCCTGCATTACCAAATATGCCACCCTCGCACCGCCTGTGGCAGAACAATATGAGCCAAAGGATGATGTACCGCCAGCGGCTCCATTAGCCGCCGCCGACGCCGTATTGACAGCACCGCCGCCGCCTACTGTGCAGGACACTGTTGAAATAGCACGAACATCAATGAGCTTAATAGCTGTGCCGCCCGCACCACCGCCCGCACCAAAGTCTGCGTTTGCACCGCCACCACCACCCGAACCGCCACCACCTGTGACGTAAACTCGTACTTTTGAAATGCCAGATGGTTTAGTCCAAGTACCCGTACCAAGTATAACTTGAACAGAAACAAGACCTACATTGTGCCAATCATCAATAGCATTTGTGCCTAGTGTTACACCTGATGGCCCTAAAGAAACCGCCATTATTTTGCCTCCAATTCTGCGACACGTTCTTTAATGCCTTAATCTTTTTATGTGCTTCCTGCAATGCCGCCACTAGGACAGGCGTGATGCGTCCGTAATCCATAGACATCATCTCTTCGCCATCAGGATCACCTGATACAGCCTCTGGAACGATCTCCTTGCATTTCCTGTGCGATAAAGCCGACGACTGCGTCTGCTTCTGGGATCAGCTTTCCACGTGTGCGTGACAGGCTTCATAGCCATCAGCTTGTCTGTGGCATCTGCAATAGGCTGAATGTTGTCTTCAAGCGGCGGTCTGAGGTGGTGTTGTAGGTTGTGCCAGAGGTGGTTACGTCGATGGAACCAACGTCCGTGTTGTTTTTTTGAAGCCTAATGCATTCACCATCGGTACCATGCCTCGCAGCAATAAGTGCGTGGGTGCTAGATGAACCAATCATTATGCCGCTTGTGCCATAAATCTGCACACCAGTCCCATCAGTGTGCGGGTTTGGCGAGGCAGTGCCGGGAAACATAAATTGCCCGGTGCTAGTCACTCGCATCCGTGGATTACCATCTCCATCAGACAGCACGATTTGATTGTCTGAGGCGCGGATGTCTAGGCCGCCTTGGTTGCCGTTGTAGCTACCAAGGATAGTGTTTTTTTGGCCTGATGTTATTAATTTACCAGCGTCTTTCCCAATGTAAGTATTGAAGCTTGAAGTTGAAATTTCACCAGCATCGTTGCCGATAAATGTATTAGATCGGCCTGAAACATTTGTGTACCCAGCCTGACACCCAACCGCTGTGTTGCTAGGCCGCGGTAGTAGAGTTTAACGCCTGTTTACCAACGCCGACATTGCCTGTGCCGTTTTCTATTTCAATAGTGCCAGAAAGGAAAAGATTATCCCATTGGATGCCAGTATTTCCTAAGTCTACACTAGCAACTGTTGGAGTCATTTGAAGGTTGCCTGTCCAATCACTGTTGTATAGAGCAACAATGTTTTGGAGTTCAAGATAACGAGAGCCAGACGTTTTTATCTCAAGCTCATTAGTTGCAGTCCCAATACTCCCCACCGTTAAGCCGTCTTTGGCAAACTCAATAATATTACCGTCAGCAGTAAGTCTGTTTATGTAGGCAGGGGTGTTGTTGCTACGGGTTACAAATAAAGTGTTATCAGCCCTTAACTCTATGCCAGAAGTGCCAAATCCTGTGGCAAGCTTACCCACGAGCAAGTTACCGCTTTGATCCAGCAACATTCTCGTGGTGTTGTTCGTATCAAACCTTAGATTGCCAGTACCTGTTTCTTGGATATGGCTGTCGCCAGTGCCAGCGTCATGGAATATAGCTAAGTCTAAGCCAGTGCCGAAATACAAACCACTATTGTCGGTGATTGTCGCAGAGCCAGTTAAGTAAAGACCAGTAAGCGTCAGCCGTGCTGCGTGGCTCAAACTGCTGGTTGGCGACGTTGTAAGCTAGGATTTTGTGGTCTGCGTTGTTCGCCGTGGTAACGTCTGTCATGATCATTCATCGACTGGTTTGACAGCGTGAACGTGCCGTAAGCGATAATCTCGATAGCGTCGTTCAACGCCGCGCCAGAGGCTAAGACAACAGATGTGCCGCTGGTCGCAGTGTAATCCGCCGGAGCCAGCTTTACGCCGTTCATGTAAATATCTGCGTAGCCACCGTCGTATGCCAGAGTGTTGTTGTTGTCGTCTGCGCCAGTGAATGTAGTTTGGCCTGCGGTTGCTGTGTAATTGAAGCGGTCTGCCGTTCCGTTGACAGACGAACCCGCAGCCGTCCAACCAGATTGGGCATATACCTTCATCGTGTTGGTACTTGTGTCGAAGTAAAGGTCGCCAACGATCGAGAGCCGAACCGTCTGGGTCTTGCGTCGGTGCAGACGACTGTGCGCCAAGGTATGTGTTGTTGAATGCTGTTACGTTGGTTGCGGCGGTCGTGACGTCTGCTGCAATTCCTGCGACGGTCGTTACATTTGATGAGATGCCTGCAACCGTTGTGACGTTAGATGATATGCCAGCGACAGTTGTAATGTTCGCGTTGTTCGTGGCGGCTGTCGTTACGTCTGCGCTTATGCCTGCCACAGGTTGTGACGTTCGCACTTATGCCAGCCAACTGTGTTGACGTTTGCTATGTTGGTGGCCGTTGTATTTACGTTCGCTATGTTTGTAGCGACTGTGTTTACGTTGGCTATTGATCCGCCAACAAGGTCTACGTTTGTAATTGAATTAGCGACCGTGTCAATTTCTGAAGTGGCTTCATTAAGGTCGTCTGCGGCAGTTATGACTGCGGCGATGTCGTTCGCTACCGTCTGCAAGTTGTTGTTGTCGATCTCGTCTGCAACAGTCTGCAAGTCTGCCACGTTGGTAGCGACGGTAGATACGTCTGTGTTGTTGTTTGCGACTGTAGTGACGTTGGATGCTATGCCAGCTACCGTTGTAACATTGGCGGAAATGCCAGCAACTGTTGTTACATTCGATGCGATGCCTGCAACAGTGGTTGTATTTGCTGAGATACCTGCAACTGTTGTGACATTACTGTCTATGTTTGCGACAGATGTTACGTCTGCTGATATGCCAGCGACAGTGTTTACGTTCGATATGTTTGTTGCTGTTGTGTTTACGTTGGCGATTGCCGCCGCAACAGTGTTGATATTGGCTATGCCAGATGAAACTGTAGTGACTGCTGTACTTGTCGCCCAATATTTGGCTGAATATTCTCCAGTGTTGCCGACTGTGCTGGATGTTTTGATTGCCCAGTCTTTCGCGGAACCTGTTGTGGTGTCGATACCCGTACCGCCAACTGCGTAGGCTTTAGATGAATAGTCTGTGCTTACGACTTGGCCATTTGTTTTAGATGCCCAGTCCCTTGCTTCGGATACGTCTACGAGCTTTTCTGTGTTGGCAGATGCGATAACCGCCGCTTCGTCTGCGAATGTTGTGCCGGATGAGAGGCCATGGACGATGTAAACATCCTTGTTTGTAAGGGTTAGGAGGTCGAAGTTGTTGTAGGTAGTGGACGCATTGAAAGTGCCAGTGATGTCAAAGAACGTGGTAATGTCCGTCCAGCCAGTGTTGCTGTTGGCAAAGTTGCCTGCGCGGAACTGGATTTTGTCTGCGGTCGCGTCGAAGCGGAACTCAAAGTTAGCGGCGCGGAATACACCGTTGCTGTCAAAGAGATCATCCATCAAATCGGGGAGCGTGCGGCTACCCTTCTCTGAGTTCTCCATATACGTGTCAAGAATGTGGTCGCCTGTCGTTGCGCTCCGAAACCTTAACTGTTCACCTGTAGGACGCGTAATACCCATCAGTCATAATACCCCATGTCTTTCATCAGACGTACTAACTTTGCCTTAGTAAGCGTGTACTTGTCGTCCAATGCGGTTGTATTGGTTAGCCCCTCTAGTTCTGAGATGCGTAGGCGCATGGCCTCGATCTGAGATTTTAGGGCAGTAACTTCAGAGGTGCGCTGTTCATCGCGGACGTCTAAGTCGCGCTGTTGTACGCGCTCTACTTCATCGACGTAGTCAACGACCTTCTGATCTATAGTGGAAGCTAGGGCGGTTTTCTTTTGGCTCATCGTCTCTTGGCCTCACTCATTGGTATTAGGTTGCCCTTCTGGACTTCGTTCTGGACATCACCTTGTGGTTGTACGGATGCACCGCGCATCTTCTCCATCAACTGCATTTGCTGTGAAGGACTTGGCCCTTCTTGCTCTAATTGCTCTTTGGAGACGCGGAAGCGGTCTAAGTCTGTGATACCCATTGCGCGGATTGCCTCTTCTGCAATCTGGCCAGCGTTGTATTCCATGTTCAGACCAGTCTGGGACATAATCTGTAGCATGTTCATCCA